TCATGGCACGTTATAACCTGCATGATTATCTGGATGATCAGCGTCACTGGCTTGCTGTTTGGCAGGATCACCTTGAGAAGCTGGTTGGTCAGCCTCTGGTTTGATCCCCACGTTATCCTCCCAGGCCAGCAGGTCTGAAAGTCTCCACCTTTTAGGGCTGCCATTTATTTTAGGCTGCGGGAATGGCTGAGCAAAGTAAGAGGGCATCCGGGATGGGGTGCTCCAGAAATAGAGTGTGCTGCGCGATATTTTGTATCTGGACAGAACGTCATCGGTTATCAAAATTTCATCTGATTTATGAGATGTATTAGTCATAAAAACCCCTTAGTTACACTGTCCAGGCAGATGGTGTAGCCGGCGCGCGCAGCTCATGGCTGTGGCCACATAGCTACTTTTTCTGTTAACAACTTCTACAGTGATCTTTGAGCCTTGAACCACCACCGTATAAGTTCTCTTCGTTTTCTGTCGCCCGTAGGCTCCATAAAGCTCAACGTGTTTTGCCAGTGCCGCATCGCACGCCTGGCGGCCCAGAGGGGAGTGTCTGCTTCGGTTAATCAATCGCATATACATTCCTTTATCGGGAGAGTTTCCCCTCCCAATCTGGTTAACCCACGTATTCCGGTTTCATGTCGTCCAGGGCGATGCGGAACTGGTCATACAGTTCATCACCGAGGTGGCGGTGCGATGAGGTCAGGGTGCTTTCTGCCTTCGCGAATAACGCTTCGGCTTCCGGATCCCCCGGGTTAGGAAGTGAATTTATGGCGGCCTCAACTTTGTTCTTCGCATCAACAAGGTAGTAGCGTTTCACCGCCTTACTCTTCAGTTCGGTATACAAAGCAGTACCCAGCAGAGCTTTCTGTGATTCGATGTCTACACGAATGGCTTTGGCCTGGCCCACTGAGTCAGCTGTATCAATCCGGTCTCGGAGTTCGTCAGCAACAGAGTCAACGTTAGATGCAGGCTCTTGCGTGCTGGTGGAATCGCCAACGGAGTGTGTTATCTCATTCAGCGTGACCTTTTCTGTCTGCGCCGGGTTGATAACCCTTTCTTCGCGTTCGTCAATTTCATCGGCGGTATAGACCCCGAGGATCACATCCGGGCAGTACAGTCGCGCCCAACGTTTAACGGCGAGATAGGCCAGTTGCTGACGGGGGTCGCTCGCCCACAGTGTAGAGTTGCGGACTTGTGCCTGCGAAAGCATCAGCACAAGCTCGCGAGGTTCTGATTCTCCTTTGAGTGTTGCCCAGGCGCGGACGCCCACGCCAGCTTCATCTTGCAAATCCCAGCCCGGCGCGATGTAGTCGTTACCTTTGCCGCTGGTTTTTTTAATGAAGCGGCCAACGATATTTTCCCATGCACCAAACCATTCAAAATGGATCCGGTCTTTGGTTGGAGCCATGGTGTTAATTACCGCATTCACCAGCTGTGCCTCATAGCCAAGCACACCTGAGTTACCCACGATGAAGGTTTTCTGTGCCACTGCAAACGGATCCATACCCCAACGCGCTGCCTGCATCACTACAGCCATGCACGCATCTGGTTTCCCGCGATAATGCTCAGGCACGAAGTTTCCACTATTGGCCATTACTTCCGAGAGCGTGCGCAGGCGGTTGAACAATTCACCGTTCGTCAGGATAGAAACGTTGTCGATCTTCTGGGTCTGGTTTTCAGTAGTTGCGACTAAATTGGACATTGTTATTCCCCCTTATGCCTGTACGCGCAGCGCTTCGAGACGGCGCATATCAAAATCGTTAAGTTCTTCGGTGTAGTCTTCGGTAATCGGCGCCGGCCATTCGCCAGTGTCGAAACCGTTCGCGATGGCACGCATTGCTTTGCGATATTCCAGCATGCCGAGTTCCAGCAGTTCTTCGGATGCCTCGATGATGGCGATCCAGTGGTAGTTCTCGTCTTTGTTGACGAATATCCAGAAGAACTGGTCAAGGGCTGCGGTTTCGCAGTACATAGCCGCGCTCAGGTGGTAATCGCGCTCGATGATTTCCCGGTGCAGCTTCGCGCGCAGGCCTTCCTGCTTAATGTTCCACATACTGATGGTTTTCAGGTCCGCACCAATGCGCAGGCCGCCCATGTCTATCTCAAGGTCAGGGCGCACGCGAACTTCCAGCCCGGTTTCCTCATCAATGCCGAAATAGCTCACCTCGACGGCACGGCTCGGGTGCGTCAACAACTTGCCAGCGGTCGGGTGATTCAACAGTGCTTTCTGAATGGCCAGTGCCGTAGCCAGCTGCTGGCGGGTAACCAGCACTTTTCCTTCCGGGTTCTCGCGCCATGCATCCAGCAGCTCGTCGGCAAACACGGCATCCGGTTTTACCGATTTCACGGCCTGAATCAGATCGGCCTTTGTGCCAGAGACTTTCAGGGGCTGCGCCTTCTGTGCTTCCTGAGCAACCATGTCAGGATTAATAAGCGCCAGCTGTTCCAGTAAGGCATCGCGGCCACCGCTGGTTTTCACCTGGGCGGGCAGGGTGGCGTTGTATTCTTTGATGCAGGCCTTCATTGCGGTGGCGGTTTGCTTCTGACCGTCTTCAATGCGCTGGAACTCAGCAGGTAAAGACATATAACCCTGGCCGGTTTCTTCAACTGATGTACCCAAGTGGACCTGGGCGGGCAGGTTCGCGTTGTATTCCTCCAGGAATCTTTTGATGTCATCTGCGCTGAGTAAAACCGGAAGCCCGTTGTTGTATTCGTCGATAAATGCGCGGATCGTCGCCGTAGTGGTGAAGGCGCCTTCCGGGATTTCCGGCTCGATACTGAATTCTTTTTCCAGCTGATCAGGCTGCAGCGCCAGTGCATGCACCAGATTTCCCATATCCAGAACAGGGGAGCGTACCTTCTGGATGGTCTTGGATACGTGGCGCGCCTCGAAATACATCAGCGATACCCGCGCATCTTTTACCATCGTGGAGCTGATGCCGTTAGCGGCGTGGTAGACCTCATTTGGCACGCCTTCATATCGACCTGGCTCGAAATACTCCGGCCATGCTGACCCTGCTTGTTCAACATCTTCCTCATCATCACTGTGAGCATTCTCAGAAACCTGGCTTTTCAGCACTTCGGCGGTAAGATCCGGGCAGCGTTCAGCCAGTATTTCGCTCATGTTCACGGCAGTTGTTTGCGCAGGAGGTTCATCAGCGCCTTCGCCTGTTGATACCGCATTATCATTTTCGTCTTCGACCGGCTGAGCCGTTTCCATCTGCACATCGCTGGTGGTTTCCCCGGATTTAGCTGGATGTAATTTTTCTTCTGCAGCGCGCTGGCGCGCCTGGTCCAAGATAGAAAGTGCTGGTGCTGGCTGGCTATCCATCAGACCATCAATCGAAAAAACACCATTGCCCATATTTGAAACTTCAGGCTGTTTGGGTTTGGTTAGGTCTTCGGTTATCCACTTCGGATCCGTGGGGTCACTGATGCCTTCGACATATTCGCCACGTTCGGCGGCCAGAACCTGATTAGCGTCAGGGCGTTTCTTTTGAGCTTCTTTCACCAGTTCGGTGCCAATTACCTGAAAGTCAGTTGGGAGAGTTTCCAGGTCAGGCACACCTTCATCTCCATCGATAGCCTTTTTCACAGCGTCCAAAGTGACGGCGGCAGATGAAACATGACCAGCTTTTTCAAGCGTCTCAGCAGAAGGGTCGTCATGCTTATGCTCGATCAGGTTCGCATTGATATAGGTCTGCAGACTTACCGGGAAATGGTGAATATCGCTGTTGGCGCCACGAATAAGGGCAAAAATCGCGGCGCGGGAATAATCCAGGATGCCTGCAACCTTGCGCAGCGCTGCCGACCACTCCTTGAACGGACTTTCTTTCTTCTGAACGATCTCTTTGGCCCGGCGGTAAATTGATGCCGGGAAATTGTAGATATCGAAATCCATTGGCATTGTGGCCAGGGCTATTTCTACATCGAGCGTATCAAGGGTATGGGTGTAGTCAGGATTGCGATCGGTTTTATTACCGCCGCCAGCATTAGTTCCTGCATCAGTTTTCAAAACCGAAGAAATGCAGTTACCGGCAGCCCATTCCCTGGTGAGAATGCCGCGGTCGATCGCGTTTGTGGCGAACCACAGCTTTGCAAACTGAATACGTTTGCAAAGCTCATGCCGTTTCCCTTCAGGGAAGACTTTTTTATTGGCGCTGGTGAATTTCCAGAGCGCCGGCATATCGTATTTTTTGATTTCAGGGACATTCTCGGCGGCCAGGATCAGGTCCTGGACGGCCGCATTATCAGTGTCCATTTCAAGAGCTGACAGCTCCTGCCGGTGAGGCATGCTGATATGATAAACGTGACGTTCTTCGGCCATGTACTGCGCCAGCAGCTGCGCGCGAAAGGGGAGTTCGGCCACGTTAAAAAGCGCGCTCGAATCGTCCTGGTATGCATCGCTACCGAAAGTTTCCACGGTCTCACCTTGTGCCGCATCGCCAGTAGTATAGGCATCAACCAGCATCCCACTAACGGGCTCAGCGGATACTCCGGCATCATCGCCGTGATGAACATCAGCAGGCGCCTGTCCTGGCTTAAGAGTCCAGGTACGGCCATCGTCGCCGAGCTGGTAGCGTTCGCACCATGAGTAATCGAGAACACCCTCCGCCGGCAGGTCGTTGAATACCGGAAAATCGGTGCGAATTGGTTTTTGATAGTCTTTGCCGCGGCCTGTTTCGATCCCAGCGTCTTCCAGATCGACGTCCAGCTGCAGAAGGGCGCGAGCTTCTGATTTATTAGTGCGCCAGATTACGGCATCAGCTTTACCCGATTTTTGAGTCGCTTTTATCAGATAAAAATATTCCATGTGATAGCCTCTATTTTGGATGTAGAATCCCCCGGGCCATTGGTAGCGCCCATTCAGGGTGGTCATTGGTTTTGGTAATTTCCGGTGTAACTTTGGTCGGTGGCACCGGACGTACAGCCCGCTTCGGCGGGTTTACGTTAGCCCTCGTGCGCCATCTGGTCGTAAGAGGCGCAACGTTCAGAGCAGTACTCTTTTTCTTTCCGTGCGAGCTGGTTCCCCTGGAGGTACAACAGGGTGCTCACCACTGGCTTTCCCTCGATTGATTTACGGCAGTAACCACATTTCTTCTGCATTCTTCCCCCCTACATTTGCACCGTGAACCCGGCCGGATGCTCGTCAAGTACACCTTTCAGTGGATAACATTCAGCTTTCACGTGTTGCTCTTCTGCAGCTGCCTTGCAGTCATTCTCAGTGTCGTAAACGCCGAGCAGGACATCCTGATTACCGCCCGTCAGCATGCTGACGGTGAGAACCAGGGCAAACATCGTGCTCATGAAGGGGCCCCTTTTTGCGCGAGCATGTAGCACACCCGGCGGATGAAAGCTGACAGCGGACTTAAACGAACAGCCTGCTGACGAGCGGGTTTGCGTGCGAAATCATTCATAGAAATATCTCCCTCAGTACGCTGAAAAGCGCGATCCAGATGAAGAGCCCGATAACTGCCGAAATGACTAGGGCCCTGATGCCGTGCTTGCTCATTTCAACCTCTGCCTTGTCGCCGGCCAGCGGAACGTTACTACCTACTGCGCATTGATATTTCCACCTCATCCCGGAATTCGTATGCTCCGGGCAGCTACTTCGTGGGCGTCCTGCCTTGGTGGGGTGTTGCTGGAGTTAATTAAACACAATGTTTAATGTTGTGTCAACATTGTGGGTAATTAAACGTAAACAAAAAGTTTATAACGAGGGGTGGGTTAGTGCAGGCAGTATGTTTATGGGTCTATTCTTTGGTTTTAAAAACATCTATGAGGGCTAATGGTATGCGGTATGAGGATGAGTTTTTCGCAGAGATGCACCCGCAAATAGCGCAGGTTATCGGGGTAGCGGTTATGCAGTTACTGGTTGAAAAGCAAGAGCCGTCAAGAGAGGCGCTGATAGAGATGATTCAGGTGTTGTGGCAGGAAGACCAGGTCGATCTGGCTATGGAGTTGGCAATGGATGTGCTGATGCTGTGGAAAGAGTTGATGCAATAAAAAACCCGGCGCGGGGGCCGGGTGGAAAATACGATTACTCGTATTTATTTTTGGAACAATATTTTTTTCGCAAATTCAATAGTGTCTATATGATTTGATGCTGCTGTATGATTTATTTTCTTAGAGTCCATTGTTTTTTTAATGGTATCTATCACTTTTCTTTGCCCTGATGTTGGGGTTTCAGGTACTTCAAGAGTGAATAGCACATCATCAATATCTAATAAGTTCTCTTCAGCCGCACGGGTAACCCTCATTACCCAAGTATCACTATGTTCCATCATTTTACCCGGCTCGGTTTGAGTAAATGCGAGTGGTTTTATAGCACATTGAATTTCATTGCCTTTTTTGGCAACCAAAGGCATGGTGAACTTAGCATACGAACCTTCAATGGATTCATTCTTAAACGTATTTTTTAGACCATCTATTCTGTCAATGCTGCGTTTCAGTTCCCTAGCCAGTACATCTTCACGGCGTTCTTTTGTATAATCTGAGTGGTTTACATATTTATTGTAAATTCGATCCATCTCAGATTTAGGGTTCTCACTAAGAATCACACGAATAGAACTAAACTGGAATATTGACTCCTTTTTCGCTGTAAAATACCTAAAAAATTGAGCAAGTTGATGGTGTCCACTAATCTGAGTTGCCTGGGCTTTAGCAAACTGCAACTCTCTTTGAATGGTGTCTTTTGCTACCGGGAAGATACAGTCATCATGAAAAAAACTTCTTACGCGAGAATCGTTGCGCTTTGTGATCTGGAAATCAAAAAAGTTTTCTTTTGGCGCGCACATGACCACACCTATGTTTGCGAACTCTTCAGTTTCCGCATAAGGTGCGTACCGAACAATGCTGTAAAGGCATGGTGTACTCATGCTATGTCGCTCCAAAATTCATCGCTATCGCCTTTCTCTAACGTTTTTTGTACAAAAGGTAAAAATTCATCGTCAACAATCCATTCCTCCGGGATCTTCTGAATGATTGCTGGGAGCTTACAGTGACAGTCCGCTACCTTCTGTCTGTACTCGAGGCGATCAACTAAATCGTACTCCCACTTCCGGTTCCCCGGGCCATAAACATGCACCGTAAAATCTTCCGAAACAGCATTTTTATCAAATGATAGGTTATGGTCAATTAGATAATACTTATCATTGCCAACGTCATAAAGGATGTTGACGTTTCCTCCTTTGTCTGTAAGAGTGCGATCAGCATTTAGTACCCATTTATCAAAGGCATATATTAGTTTTTGTTCATTTGTCGGTATGATGGCATCATTTCTAGACTGGGTAAAAGTAAGTGCGAGTGCACCTTCTATGTATCTTGAGGCGAAGGCAAGACCAGGCAGGATTTCATTTTGAAGTTCTGGAGCATACTCAATCAACTCCTCTGGGACGAAAACAATCTTAAACTCGGGTAGTGATAGCCCTATGTCATAGGCCAAACACCCAGCAATAAATTCAGCAAGAAGGTTTTTTGGGGGCATGGACGGTTTTGCTTTTAAAACATACATTTGCCCATCATCACATTTGCATAGAAATGGTTGAGTAGAACCTTCCTTGATGCGGCGGATTATTTCAATGACATTGGGAATGAGTGCACCTTTGTTGTCCATATCTGTCATCGCTATCCCTTAGAATATTTTAAATAGGCAGTTGCCATTGTTTAAAGTATTGATTTTATTGTTTATTTTTGTGTTTTCTTTGTTTTGTAAGAATCCGTAATCGCTAGCTATCTTAGTCAAAATCATCCCGCTCCCCCCTTCGCTTGAAGAAAATCTTCTCCAACCTGAGCACTATCCCAACCAGTCCGACAATTAGCAAAGTAATGAGTATGGGGATAACCAGATCAGACATACTTCCTCAGCATTGTTGAAGGTTTATCCAGGCGCCTTATAAGGGGATTGCCTGGCCTGCTGCCAACCAGAAAATCATGATAGCTCTGCATTAAGCGCCAGGGTTCGCATAGTCGCCAAGGATGAACCAAGCCAGAAAAACGACTGCAACGATGAACACGATCACCGGAAATGCTATACCAATTCTCATAAGACCACCCTTAACGGTCACTCGCCATCACCCTTAACCCGCCGCCCCATGTACTTCGCATACAGTTCATCGAGCTCTTTGAGACGCAGAGATACGATCCGCAGCATGTTCTGTTGCTCTTCTTCGTTGGGGAGTTGGTTATAGAGTTCCAGCAACCGTTTCTCGTCCGGGCGTAAACCATCATTTGCATCGACGTCCTGACCTAAAACCCACTCAAGGCTTACGCCAAGAGCATCAGCGAGCTTTATGGCAGAGCTCTTTCCAATCGCTCCCCGCACAAACCAGTTGTTAACCGATTGCGAACTTACACCACAAATTCTCGCTATATCCGCTTTGGATATGCGCTTCATCTCAATTATTTCATTGAGCCTTTGGACCTGTGGGTTGTCGGACTGGTGCGTATTTTTTCTCATATATCACGATTTTAAACTAAATGTTTACCGTCTCAACATTCATAAAGTTGACATTAAAATAAACATAATGTTTAATCTCCTCTGTAACTTTAATGGAGTGGTTTATGAACGCATTAGAAAAAGCCATACACATCGCTGGTGACGCAACGAAGCTAGCAGAAAAACTGGACGTCTCATCTATGACGATTAGCCATTGGAAGCATCGCCATGGGGGAGCCGTTCCTCAGTCTCGGGTTTTCCAAATCTTCCGGGTAACCGGCGTTACTCCACATGAACTTCGCCCAGATCTTTACCCAAATCCAAACGACGGTTTGTCTTCACAAAATCTGGTGGGATGACCATGCAAACACTTTCCTTTCAACAAAATACCGGATTCAACCCCGGCGCTCTGATAAAGCGAAATCAGGCGAAAGTGGCAGATCACGACGGCATTCGTTCTGCCGTTCGCGCCTGGGCCGCTGCTGAAGGTCAGGATGTTGTTTCGGCATACATCATCGATGAGTGGCGCCAGCAGGGCGGGGAAGAAATTGAATTTCCCGCGGACATCAGCCGCGCCCGCCAGAAGCTTTTCCGTTACCTGGATAACGAGGTCGATTCTGAAAAGTATCGCGCGAATGTGCGTCTTTTGACGCCAGCCATCATGGCCGTCCTCCCGTTGGAATTTCGCCACCGCCTGTTGCCTGAAGACAATTTCATGTCCCGACTGGCACGGCTGGAGAAAGAGACCAGCGAAGCGAAGGTTGCCGTTGCCATGGGAGCTCCACGTCATCAAAAGCTGAAAGAACTGAGCGAGGGAATTGTCGAGATGTTCCGGGTTGACCCAGAACTGACGGCGCCACTGATGGCCATCGTCACTTCAATGCTGGGGGTTTTGTAATGTCGGGTATCAAAAAGGCGAAAGCCGCGGTGCTGTAACACCAACGGCTTTCTGGTGCAAAAACGAAGAGGTAATTGCGAGGTAAGTATGTCAGGAACAAAGACTGAGGTAAACGCCCAAGCGACCCATAAATGCTCCTTTTGCGGAGCGAGCAATATTGAGGTTGCAGGCGTTCTCATTGCCGGCCCCGGCGTATCCATCTGTCAAAAATGTGTCTTTCAGTGTGTTGATATTGTCTTTCAACACGCAGAAAAGACCGATAAACCAACGTCATAAGTTCAGGGGTATCTATGCGTGACTATGCAACAGTCGCACCGCAATTCTGGCTGGGGAAAACAGGTCGGGAACTGCGGAAAAAAGGCGCTGAAGCGCAGGTGGTCTCGTTTTATCTCATGACCTCGCCACACGCAAACATGCTCGGTTTGTATTACCTGCCAATTCTCTATATCGCCCATGAAACAGGGCTGGGCTTAGAAGGGGCTTCGAAGGGGCTTAAAAGCACCATCGAGGCGGGGTTTTGTAGCTATGACGAGGACACAGAGATGGTCTGGGTGCATGAAATGGCCGCCTACCAGGTAGGCAAGGCATTAAAGCCAGGTGATAACCGTTGTGCGGGGGTCAGGAGTGAGTATGCATCACTTACAGAAAACCCTTTTCTTTCATTATTTTACGAGCGTTATAAGGATGATTTTCATCTGAATGTCAAACGCGAATCGTGCCCAACGCCAGAAGGGGCTTCGAAGGGGCTTCGAAGCCAAGATCAGGAACAGGATCAGGAACAAGAACAAGATAAAGATCTTTCGGGGCATGGCTCCGCCACCCCCCCAGATGGTGGATCCTCCGATGAAGCTCCATCTGAAAAGCCGAAAAGCAGTTACCCGGAGGAATTTGAACTGGCCTGGAGGGAATACCCAAAGCGCGCAGGAGGCAATAGCAAGGTCGATGCGTTCAAAGCCTGGACTGCTCGAATTAAATCAGGCGCAACAGCGCAGGAGCTTACCGATGGTGTTCGACGATATGCGGATTACGTCACTGCTGCCGGAAAACTCAACACTGAGTACGTGAAACAAGCGTCCACGTTTTTCGGTCCCTCAAAGCACTACGAGGAGTTGTGGAGCTTCGAAGTACCAACCGGTAAACGGGATCCGAACTCAATATCCCAGCCAGATAAATTAATTCCGAGTGGGTTCAGGGGGTAGTGATGAAAAATATGATTGGTACTGGTAGTGCGCTGGAGCGGCTGAAAAAGCTCATCCCCCCTGGCGTTCAGCCAAAATTCGGCAGCGTTGATGAATGGCGTGCCTGGCAAGCCGAAGAAGGCCGTAAGCGCTGTGAGGAACTGGAAAAACAAAACCAGCGCGCACGTGCAGAGAAAATCTTTGGACGTGCAGGAATTCAGGATCTGCACCGCGGCTGCACATTCGCTAACTATCAGGTTGAGTCGGATGGCCAGCGTCGGGCGCTCTCGGTGGCGAAAAGTTACACGCAGCAATTCGGCTTAGGGTTTGCGAGCTTCGTATTCAGCGGAGCGCCAGGCACCGGGAAAAATCATCTGGCGGCGGCAATCGGAAATCACCTGCTGGCTGGTGGTCGCTCTGTGCTGGTGGTAACCATTCCGGATCTCATGCTGCGTGTTCGGGAATGTTACGACGGCGGGCAGTCAGAGGCGTCATTGCTGGACGATTTGTGCCATGTGGACCTGCTCATTCTGGATGAGGTGGGTATTCAGCGCGGAAGCAGCGGTGAAAAAGTCATCCTGAATCAGGTTATCGATCGCCGACTGTCCTCCATGCGACCTGTCGGCATCCTTACAAACCTGAACTATGAATCGCTAAAGGAAACACTGGGCATGCGGATCCTTGACCGTCTCCAGATGGACGGCGGTATGTGGGTGAATTTTGAATGGGACAGCTATCGCAAAAACGTGCGCCATTTGCGTGTCGTTAAGTGAGGTATGTATGGCTAGAGCATTATCAGCAGTTGAGCGCAGAGAGTACGTCCGCGCAGTGATTCGGATCACCAGGCATCAGGGACGACTTACGACCACCGAGGCAATGAAAAAACTGGGGCTGAGCCGCGCTACTGTCCAGCGGTATTTTTCCGAAGCAGAAGCGACTGGCGAGGTTGTCCGGCATGGTCGTCTGGGATTGTTCCGCGATCAGCGAGCCGTCATCGACTTTGACATGAGGCGTTTTGGCCTAGTGCCGAAAGCTGCTCTTGGAATTAATTACAGCCTGCTTGGCTGTCCTGTATTCCAGCGTTTCCTCGATATTCAGGAAGCCATTTTTGCCTGCGCGCCAGCATCTTCAGCCCGGGAGGCCGTATGACAATCGTAAAAAGCCATACCGGTACTGTGATCACCAAAGACGGTCCGCAGGTAAAAAAACTGCACCAGACAGAGCAGATGTGGGTCGTCGGCAAAAACGAGTTTTACCACAAAGAAACCGGGCGCCGTCACTTTGCAGAAAATACTCGCCGCCGGCTGCTGCTCGACACCATCAAGCCTATCGAGGTGAAGCATGTTTAAACAGAACGAAAAATCTATCGCTCAAATTGCTGAGCATATCCCGCGCGCCTGCCGGGGTATGCAGCTGCAAGAAGCCAAAGCGCGCCTTGAGAATAAAATTGCGCTCTATACCGATGACGGCTGTGATACTGCCGTTCTTAACGCGGCGTTTGCATCAGCTCTTAACAGTCATACGCGGGAGTCTTTTTTTTCGTGCACCGCTGAGCAGCTGCGCGAGGGGGCCGACAAATGAGCAAGACACTCAGTTTTACTGATAATCATCTTCTTAGCGTTCGCACCGATGAAATTTGCTCCTATGTTCCAACCTTCGCTACAAAACAGGCCGCACTCAAGGCTGGCTCATTGTTCGGCTGGCGTTCGGCTGTTCGCATTGAAAGACGTTTCGAGAAGGTTTGGGTTGTAGGCAAGCACTGCTTTCAAGATGACCATGTTGCAGGCCTTAATTTCGACTCCTGGCGATTTCCTCTGCTTAAGTGGGTGCAAGAAAACGGCACAACTAAATGCCCGGTTCTTACTGTCCGTAGGTTTAAACAGGAGCGTGCAGCATGACAACTGATATCAACGAACTGGCGCAGCGTATGCTAGTAGAGAAAGCGAGCAGGGAAGACGCGGTCTGCCGAGTGTGAATAAGCCCTGACACATATCAAGTCAACTTTATGTTACAACTCCTTGTCAATTATGGGTATAATCGAAAAACCAACATAATTCAAGTTAGTATTATATGAACAAAAACGACCTTGAATCCTTATCTGCCATTAGGTTTAATGAGGCTAAGTGCTTGCTAGATAATGGTTTTTACCATGGCGCGTACTATCTTTGCGGTTATTCTGTAGAGTGCGCACTGAAAGCATGTATTGCTAAGACTTTTCAGCAGCACGAGTTTCCGAATAAGAAAATAGTTATGGATTCTTATACCCATGATTTATCTCAGCTTCTCAAAATTGCTAACTTACATCAGACGCTTCAAAACGACTTGAGGAGCGACTCTTCGCTTGAGATCAACTGGACGGTCGTGAAAGACTGGAGTGAACAGTTTCGTTACGAGAATAACATAAGCCAAGCAATGGCCGAGCAACTGCGTGATGCGGTAGGTGACAAAAATTCTGGAGTATTAAAATGGGTAAAAGCGCACTGGTAGTCGGCAGAGAGTTGACAAAAGATATGGAGTTTTCTGGTCAATTTTTATTAAAAAAACTGAAAGCAGAGAAATTAACAGTTGATGCCGCCTTGTGGTTTTTTTATCCCGAAATATCTTGGCGATACATGTTAGTTGTCAAAGAGCTTCCTGAATTGGGGCCAGCATATGTTTATAAGAAAATCAGCGAGATCAACAAAAATAGTATTTCAAAAAAATATAAGCCTATCCCGTTAGAAGCGATTGAGGCTAAGGGTGATACCGCTTATGTTTACAAGATGCTTAAAGGCTTTGCTCGAATTAGTGATGGTAGAGTTCGTATTACTAACTCTATGGTGAATGGACTTGAAATCGTTGATTGCCTTATCTATGAGCTGAAATAATTAATTATTATAAAATATGCTTTGATATCCTACAATCAACCAGCCATAATTACCTAGTCAGCCTGAGCAACTGACACTAATGACCGGCGCCAAGTGGGGACACATGGCGCACAAAGTAAAAACATCCGGATTAAAGATTTGTATGCAATAACCCTTCTGATCGTGATAATTGTTCAGGTTGTTGTAGTAAATGCAGTATTTGTCTGCGTGGGGCTTGGGCTTCTGGGACTATCTGATGCAGCCCTGACGATTTTCGCGGGATGCTCAATGCCTCATATCTGTGGTCTTGTTTACTGCGTTATCCAATCCGTTTTCCGAGCAAAAAAATGAAAAGCCTTCTCTGCGGAGAGGGCTTTTTTATAGTTGATTAAAATGAAAATCTACGCGGATCGGGGTTCTCACGGGGGTACATAATTGACATGTATTTCTGCAGTGTGAAGTGCGCTAAAGACAAGCAAGTTGCCGCTGTGGCAATGCGGTTCCTCCGCCTTTTGCTGAGGGCTAATCTGCCGGAGATTTGCCTGAGAAAAGTATTGCAGCATGATAAAACCCGCTTTGGCGGGATTTTTGTTTCTGTTGTTTCAGACTAACCTCCTATCTCTCCAAAAAATAGCTGTTGACTTCTTGATTGTTATTTGGTATTGGCGTTTGCGGGGTAAAGTTACTTTTGCAGTAGTGACCTTTTGTCCTAAGAAAAGTTACTTTTTTGGCAGTTGGTAAAACATTTTTGTTGGCGAATGAAAAGTAACTTTCCTCACCCTCAGGAAATTCCTTTATTTCCTTCGCAAGGTGAGTCATTGATGTCGGGAAAGTAACTTTCCTGGGAGGGTAGAGCGACAAAATGCTTTTTCCTGCATCTGGGGAGTAATCCTCCCGATCTTAAAAAAGTAACTTTTTTGAATGCATGAAAAACGCTTTTACTTATCCTCTATGGATACTCCTGACTTTTCTGGTAATGGTGCTTTCTTATGTGTCTAAACAATGTGTTTGCTTATTTCTGAAAACAATCACTTTTTTCTTTTGGATTGATTTGAGATGAGGGTTCTTGAAGGTGAAAACATATAAGCAATTTTCATTTGCTTGAATTTAAAGGATTTATTTTTTATTGAAAATATCTCTTGTTATATTTGTTTGTTATGGTATTAATAATCTCGCTACACCTTTGTAGATGTATTGTATTTTCCTGTTTTGAGACTGCATCTGGCGGAAAAATAATTTACCGGCTAAAAAACTCACTGTTTTTGAGAGCGTGCAGGTTTGGACTCGCCAAATATTATTTCATATAAGGGGACCTTGTGGTTGAATTTGTAAAAACCTTTGCTGATAATTCATGGTTTGATATTGTAAGGCGATCAGATGGGTTTATCGTTGCTAGTTTTCCTGCAGAGCGAAGGCATCTTGTATATAGGGTTAACGGTGTAGTTTCGGTACGGCCACTGTTGTCTGATGAAGAGGTTTTTACGTTAAACGGGTTTATGAGATTTGCAGCAGAATTGGGCTACCGCATTATTCCACCCTCTGATAATATGTAATCAACGGCCTGAACAACCGTTAACCTACTGCGCCACGGAGAGAAACCATGGCGCAATTGCACTTAGTAAAACAGTCTCAAGGTATCCTGATCCCAGCAACGCCGGAGACCAGCGAATTTCTGCATTCAAAATGCAAGCTCGGCGCCGTTCTGGAGGCTGAGTATAAACTTGTCCGCAACCCAACATTTCACCGTAAATTTTTTGCACTATTAAACCTGGGCTTCGATTACTGGGAGCCAACCGGCGGGGCGATTTCGTCTAACGAGCGCAGGCTTATCACAGGTTATGCCAAATACCTTGCTGCATATGGCGGGAGTGAATCGGCGTTACTTGATGCCGCCGGGCAATATCTCGACCGAATAGCCGAGAAGCGATCCGGTTCAATCAGTATTTGCAAATCCTTCGATGCTTACCGGGCGTGGGTCATCGTTGAGGCCGGCCACTATGACGCCATACAGCTGCCGGACGGCACGCTGAAAAAACACCCTCGCAGCATTTCTTTCGCAAGCATGGACGAATGCGAGTTCCAGGAACTGTACAAAGCATCGCTCGATGTTCTCTGGCGGTGGATCCTCTCTCGTTCTTTCAACAGCCTGCAGGAAGCTGAGAACGCCGCCAACCAGCTTTTAAGCTTCGCGGGGTGATGCTGATGAAATACTCATGGTTTCACCATCTCGAATGCACAACCCAGCAGGCCGAAGAATTGGTAGCGAGATATCGTCAGCGGGGCGTAAAGGTCGAACGAAGCTTAAACCCTGACTTTATGACATGGACCGTCAGCGCGCAGCTGGTGGAGGACAAAAACCCGCCGCGGCCAGACTCTCGCTGGCGTAACAGGATGTGGGGGTGAGTATGGCGAACCTACGCAAAGAGGCGCGTGGCCGCGAATGTACCGTGCGGATCCCCGGGCACTGCAACGGCAACCCGGAAACCAGCGTGCTGGCGCATTACCGCCTGGCGGGTACGTGCGGCACAGGATGCAAGCCTGACGATACTCAGGCGGCGATCGCCTGCAACGGGTGCCATGACGTAATTGACGGCAGAACCAAAACCACCGATTTCACCTACGACGAATTGCGCCTGATGCACGCAGAGGGGGTAATGCGCACCCTGGAAATCTGGCGGAAAGAGGGACTCATTAAATCATGAAAATCTACGATATCACGCCCATCGGCAAACCCAGGATGACCAGAGCTGATAAATGGAAGCAGCGTCCGGAAGTAATACGTTACCGGGCGTTCTGTGATGAAGCTCGTCTGCGCAAAATTCACCTGCCAGATTCCGGCGCTCACGTCACGTTCGTCATGCCTATGCCGCAAAGCTGGAGTCAGAAAAAGAGAGCGCAATACGCAGGACGTCCACATCAGTCAAAGCCCGACTGCGACAATATGCTGAAAGCCCTCATGGACGCTCTCTATGAGGATGATTCACACGTCTGGGATTGCCGCATCACCAAAATATGGGGCGAGAAAGGGCAGATCATCATTGGGGAATCTCTATGACCCTCGATCACTTCATGCAGTACCAAACTGAGAGCGTTAAGCGCGCCAGTATGCCGCCAGTAGCAAAGCACAACCTGAACCAGACCAAACCAAAACAGCCAAAGAGGGCCGCAGCGTGAATCTTGAAAACACAGTGAAATACCACTTCGCAAAATCCACGCTGATTAGCGATTCTCCGCGTGCTACCGCCTCTGATTCACTGACCGGCACCGACATCATGGCAGCAATGGGCATGACCCAGGAACGTGCCGCTATGGGGTATAGCGCTTTCCTGGGCAAGATGGGCATAAGCAACAATGACCGGGATCGGGCTATCGGACTATTGGCTGAGTACGCGCTGACAAAATGCGATAAGGTTGCTGCGTTGCGAAAGCTCTCGCCAAGCGTAAAACCCCGGGTTATACGGATCCTCGCAGAGTACGCCTTTGAGGATTACTCCCGCAGTGCTTCCAGTAAAAAAACATGCGACTGCTGCAATGGGTCTGGATTCATCGACGCAGTGGCGTTCACCAACAAAGTAACGTATCCGGACGGCAAACCGCCGAAGTGGGTCAAAGTTACAAAGGGGATCTATCCATCATACTGGGAGGAGGTGAAGTCGGTCCGGGAGCAGGTCCGGGTGCTTTGCCAAAAGTGCAAGGGAAAAGGGACTGTTAGCGCCGCCTGTAACGACTGCCACGGTCGGGGGAAGGTAGTGAACCAGGATGAGACGGAGAAGCAGGGAGTGCCTGTGATGGGTAACTGTAAACGCTGTGGCGGTCGCGGGTATGAGCGAATCCTCTCCACTGCTGTACATAGGGCCATTTGCCAGATAACGGACGCCATCACTCTGGACACTTGGAAAAAGTCGGTTAAACCGTTCTTTGACGTGCTGATCACTAAATTCGATATAGAGGAGGCGTGGGCAGAGGCCCAACTCAAACAAATAACGCGGTGAGATATTTACTTTTCCCGAATTCGTGTTAATTTGTTCTAACGATGGGCATTGTGTGTTCACCGTTGAAGAAAAAATTTAAAGCCTCGGCAAATGCCGGGGCTTTATCGTATCTGCAATCCGGTCAGGGCTCTTGGGTAGAGACGTGCTGCACGATACGTTAAAGCCCTCCGCGCAGAGCCCTGAACCAGATTGCTGGTTTAGCTCAGAAGGTAGAGCGCCTGCCTTGTAAGCAGGATGTCGGCGGTTCGATTCCGTCAACCAGCAACAGAACGGCAGAGGGGCCAGCGTCTGAAGCGAATCCCGATCACAATGCGTAACTTATCTGGGGGAAGCTATGCAGCAACCATATTTTTTTTAACCCGGGCATGACCACTCAACAGCTTGAAGACTGGCTTGGGCAACAGAAAATCTATCTTGCCCACTTCAACCGTCTGATAGCAGAAAAAGCCGCTCTTGAGGAGCGGCTGAGTCAGATCTCTGCGGAGATTGGGCGAGTCGCTACTGATAGCTTTGAAGGAATGCTGAATTTTCCCTGGGATCCCAGTCCTCTTGTGGAAAATCCTCAACAGGATAGTGGCTAGTCGGCAGATTGAGTGACGCCAGGACAGCGGCAGCATCTTCTGACATATAACTGGGCTTTAGTTGACTGGCAATGATAAAGAGACAGTCGTTTAGCGAGAGTCTTCTAATCTCTTCAGGTTTCCACTTGGTCATTTCGAAGATAAGGTGATGAAGAGCCTTATCGTTATCAAGTTAATAATAATCCGATGAAAAATGTTTCCTGTACTCATCGAGAATACATTCAAGAGTGAATATTTGTCCTATTCGATACCAAACCTGCCTGGCTCTGTAACTGTGTGAGTCTGCAAGTAATGTTTGGGGGAAGTTGTTATTTTGACAAACCCGGGACTTGATTACCTGTAAAAGGTCTGAGTACTTACTCATATTTTCACCAGTTCATGTTTTAATCATTTGCGAATCAATTTTATCAAAGAGAAAAACAAGCCGCTACACGCTGATAACATCAGGCTGGGCAGTTCTGGTGAGCCGATACCTCAGACAAGCAGAGTATTGAAACCTGAAAGACTGAATGTTAAATTTCTGGTGTGGTGAATCCCCCTATGCGGAGGGGCGTCCAGTCAGTTACAGAACCTGTAAATGCAGCGCGGGCCATGCCGACTGGGGCATGCTCACCGGGAGGCACCCGGCACCACGCAATGCTACTAAGCTATTTGGTAGTGGGGTTGCTGTTTCGGCTTCTCCAGCTATGTTTAAAAGGCAGTAACGGAAAAAGCGAGCGCTCTCCTGGTAAATCGGTAGCTCGGACTATTAGGTACGTCTCGATCCGGTACAGAATCAGTATTGCCTACATTTCTGCCCGTTCCTCTGAGCGGGCTTTTTTTCGTCTGATTAAGGTACTTCAACTAACCAAAAACATTTAAGGGCTGCGCTAATACGTGGCCTTTTTCATTTCTGGCTCACGGATGACTCCTTTTAAGGCTTGTCGCTAAATCAGCCCGATGGGCCTGCCCACTTTATTCACACAGCACCCCGTTAACCCGGAGGTGAAACTATGGCAAAGCATATGCAAGACAAAGAGAGCATGGCCGGAATCACCTGGCTGGCTCTGCTGATCATTGCTGGTTGGGGCGGCCTTGTCCGATTCCTGATGGATGTGAAGCAGGGCAAAGCAAAATGGAGCTGGATAAATGCTTTTGCGCAAATTGTGGTTTCGGCTTTTACCGGGGTCATTGGTGGGCTCATCAGCATTGAAGGTGGGCTGAGTATTTACATGATACTGGCCACTGCCGGTATCAGTGGTGCTATGGGTTCCGTAGCGCTCACGTATTTCTGGGAACGAATCACCGGAGTGAAAGCACAATGACAGCAGACCAGATTATCGAGGGGATCCTCGGCAAGGAGGGTGGTTATGTCGATCATCCGTCGGATAAAGGCGGGCCGACCCGCTGGGGCATCACGCAGACCACCGCCCGTGCACATGGCTACACCGGTGATATGCGGAACCTGCCCAGGGAAACAGCAAAGCAAATCCTGCTGAGCGATTACTGGACCGGCCCCCGGTTTGACCAGGTGGCAGCTCTATCTACGTTACTGGCAGATGAGCTTTGCGACACTGGCGTGAACATGGGGCCATCTGTAGCCAGTAAGTTTTTCCAGCGCTGGCTGACCGCAATGAATATGCGCGGAAAGCTGTATCCCGATCTGATTCCGGATGGCGCCATTGGTCCCCGAACCATCACCGCGCTTAAGGGATACCTTTCCGCCCGCGGGAAAGAGGGTGAACAGGTTCTGTTGCGTGCGCTGAACTGCAGCCAGGGTGCCAGATACCTCGAACTGGCGGAGGGCCGCGAAGCCAACGAGGATTTTCTCTACGGCTGGGTTAAGGAGCGTGTCCTGTGAAGATGATCATTTTCGCTTTGCTTGTGCTGGTGGCTGTGCTCGTTCTGTTACTTCTGCGCAAATATACCCGGCTGGAGTTCGTAGGGCATGCCAGCTTGCTGCTGAAAACGTGGTCTGTAAAGCTGGGAGCTATCGGCGCGCTGGTTGGTGTATGGGCGCAGTCGTTCCCGGATGCTGCGCTGCACGCCTGGGCGGTGCTGCCGCCGGATATCAAAAACATCCTGCCGCCAAACATCGTTGCGTTGATTAGCCCTGCGCTGGTGGTGCTGGCCGTACTATCGCAATACGTACGCCAGCCAGCATTGAAAGAAAAGGCCGACGAACTGAAGGAGCAGCAATGAGCTTTGAAATTAGCGCGGGACTGGTGGTCGTCATCCTGGGTGCTATTGCTGGCGCGTTCGGCATTGGTCATGCTCGCGGGGCCAGTAAGGCTAAAGCCAAAGCTGATCAGCAACGTACCGAAGAGAACGCCGCTGCTACTGTCGCCGCGGCAGAACGCCGTGCTGAAGTCACGAAAGGGGCCAGCGATGTACAGGAAGACGTTAAGCGTATGGGCGATGACGATGTTGATCGGGAGTTGCGCGAAAAGTTTACCCGCCCCGGTAGTCGTTGACACGGCCTGCAGCTGGGTGCGGATCATCTACCTGACTGACCACGATATCGATGTGTTGGATAAGCAGACCAAGCGTGACATCCTGGCGCACAACAAAGCAGTGCAGGCCAATTGCTCGCAGCTCACAGAGAAGGGTTCCAGGTAATTCAGCTACAAACGCAGAATACTTTAGGTATTGAAATTTACATGGCCAAATGAACAAAAAATCAGAATACGAGACAACAGAGCGCTGAAAAATGAAAAGTTGGTATCTAAGTCAGGTGCATTAAGGCACTATGGATTTTCAATTCCTTCTATCTAAGAAGCTGCCCATGACAAGAAATTCACTCCCTCAACTTCCGCATGGTTATCGATACGGTGACGAGCACTCTATTCACCCTCATTGTGATGGGGATTATTTAGCTCCGCAGGGATGTGTTATCAAGTCCATTAACCTTGTAGATGGGGTGGTTATTTATGTGCCCATCCAACGCTACATCAAGCATCTAGATCTTTGGGTTAATGCCGAAGAAACTGTCGAATAAATTGTTAGTTACCGGCCTCGTTCGGGAGAGCTGAGAATTGCCATCAAAAGACCAGCAGAGATGCCTGGTGCTCTGGTTGAATGTTCCGGCAAGTTGAAAATGATTGGTTCAATGAGCTCTTTCGATATTTAAATGCTTTCGATAACTTAAATGAAGCTATCAACACGTTATCACTGCCAGCCAACACCAAAACGGCAGTGGTCAGTTAAAAAGCAGAAAAGCCTCTCTCTGTTGGCTCCTGAGAGATTCTTTATACGCTGGTTGGTAGTGACCAAAGGCCGCATAATTTTGCGGCCTTTTTCATTTCTGTAAAATGGAAGTCCTCAGGCGGTTAACGATGCTCTGGACCATGGAAGTGATCTCCACCATGTCCGCCGCTATGAGGCCCAGGGGGAAGGATACATCCTGAAAGAGACAGCGCACCACAGATCACAAAAACAGCAAGCATAATTCTTTTCATAATAACTCCTGAACTAAAGAGCCTTAATTCCAAAACATAAAAGTGAATATTTTATGGAGAATCAGTAATTCCTTTTTCTCCCTCACGTTAAATAGGAATAATCCATGGCAAAACCGGACTGGGGCGAGCTTCAGCGACGGTTCCTGTCCGATCATGCCGCAACCGGCGTATCACCGAAGGATTGGTGTGAAGCGCAGGGACTGAATTACGCTACTGCCCGCCGATACATCAAGAAACCCACTGCGCAAACTGCGCAAAAACCTGCGCAGAAGAAACTGCGCACTGCGCAAAAGGAAAAGTGCGCAGAAGAGCTGGTGGATGATGATGGCCTCACCGATCAGCAACGTTTATTTGTCGCAGAATACCTGAAGGACCACAACGCCACGCAGGCCGCTATCCGTGCCGGGTACAGCAAGAAGACAGCGAATGAGCAGGGAGCAAGGCTGTTAGCAAAAGTTAGTATTGCGCAGGCCATTGCGCAGCAGCAGAAAGCATCCATTGTGCGCACGCTTGGCAGCGCTGATGAAGTGCTTGAGCAGATGTGGCGGCTGGCAACATTCGACGCCAACCAACTTTCTCAGTATCGCCGCGGGAGCTGCCGTTACTGCTGGGGCTTCGGTCACCAGTATCAATGGCGCGATGCGGTTGAGTTCGAAGAGAAGCTGGCTGAGGCTTTAGCGAAGAAAGGGAAAGAGCCAAAAGACAGAGGCGGCTACGGTTACGACCATACCAGCTCGCCTAACCCGGAATGTCCTCGCTGCAATGGTGATGGCGTCGGCCAGCCATTCTTCGCCGATACGCGCAAGCTGGCGCCTGATGCTGCGCTTGCCTATTCCGGCGTTAAGCTCGGGAAGAATGGCGTGGAGATAACCGCTATCAGCCGCGAGCGAATGTACGAGGCGGTGATGAAACGTCTCGGCCTGGCTGACAGTGAGTTCACCCAGCGTCTACAGCAGATTGAAATCGAGCGCCGGCAGCTGGAGATCGACAAGCTCCGTAAAGAGCTGGCCGCTGACCCGGAAGATGACGAACCAACGCCAGTTGCGATCAATATCAACGTAGTCGATGCGCGAGTGAGGGAAGAGGATGGCGATAGCTCCGACGCTTAACGTTCCCCAGGCTCGTTTTCTGGCTATGCAGCAGAAGTTCAAAGCCTATGTAGCTGGTTTTGGATCCGGAAAGACATGGGTTGGCTGCGGTGGAATATGCAAAGGGTTTTGGGAGTTCCCCAAAATAAACCAGGGCTACTTTGCCCCGACCTATCCTCAGATCCGCGATATCTTCTACCCCACGGTGGAGGAAGTTGCTCACCACTGGGGACTGAAAGTCAAAATCGTTGAAAGCAACAAAGAGGTCCATTTCTACAGTGGGCGCCAGTACCGCGGCACGACAATTTGTCGGTCGATGGAAAAGCCCGGCACGATAGTAGGCTTTAAAATCGGCAATGCGCTGGTGGATGAACTCGACGTTCTGAAAGCGGATAAGGCGCGTCAGGCGTGGCGAAAAATAATCGCGCGTATGCGTTATAAGGTTGATGGTCTGCGTAATGGCATTGACGTGACCACCACACCTGAAGGATTTAAGTTCGTCTATAACCAGTTTGTTAAGGCTGTGAGGGAAAAGCCTGAACTGAGGTCGATGTATGGTCTGGTACAGGCTTCGACATTCGACAACGAAAAGAACCTGCCGGATGACTATATTCCTTCGCTCCTGGCGAGTTACCCGCCGGAATTGATCAAGGCATATCTGAATGGCCAGTTTACTAACCTGACCAGTGGCACCATTTATCATCAGTTCGACAGGGTGCTGAATAATTCCAGTGAGGAAGAGCAGCCAGGTGAAGCGCTGTATATCGGGATGGATTTCAACGTCGGGAAGATGGCCGGGATCGTCCATGTATTGCGGCTCGGCTTACCACACGCGGTAACAGAGATTATCAACGCTTACGATACGCCCGACATGATACGCATCATCAAGGAACGTTTCTGGCTGTATGCCGACGGTGACTACCGCAAGGTCCGCGAGATTTATATTTACCCGGATGCCTCTGGTGATTCCAGGAAGTCAAACAACGCCAGCAAAACTGATATTGAGCAGCTCCGACAGGCCGGATTTAACGTCATCGTTGATGATGCTAACCCGCCGGTAAAGGACCGCATCAACTCCATGAACGCCATGTTCTGCAATGGTAATGGCGATCGCCGGTACAAGGTGAATGTGGCCCGTTGCCCGGTCTATGCCGACTGCCTGGAACAACAGGTGTGGGATAAAAACGGCGAGCCGGATAAAAAGAGCGATAACGATCACCCCAACGATGGCGCCGGTTACTTCATTGTGAAGCAATTCCCAATCGTTCGACCTGCATTCTCTATTTCACTGGACACGACATTCTGATGGCCAATAACGATATTACCTATGTTCGCCCTGAGGTCAGGGCGGCGATGCCCGTGTGGAAAAAAATTCGTGACGTGTGCAAAGGGGCTGATGCTGTAAAGGCCGCCGGGAATGAATACCTCCCTTTTCTGGATCCGTCCGATAAGTCTGCACGCAATAAAAAGCGCAATGCTGATTACATTCAGCGCGCCGTTTTCTACGCGATAACGGGCAATACAAAAGTGGGTCTACTGGGACTGGCATTCAGAAAAGACCCGACCATGACCGCGCCGGATAAACTGAATTATCTTCGTGATAACGCCGATGGTGCTGGTGCCAGCATTTATCAGCAGTCCCAGCAGGTTACAGAAAATATTCTGGAGGCCGCGCGCGAGGGGCTTTATACGGATTATGCAGCTGAGACCGACGAGGCGATCATCCTTCGTTATCAGGCGGAAAGCATCATTAACTGGCGCACCAAACGCATCAATGGACGTGATCAATTGGTGCTGGTGGTTTTACGCGAATGCATGGAAAAGGAAGATGGTTTTGCGTACGAGGATGAAATCCAGTATCGCGAACTGGCTCTGGAGAACGGAAAGTTTGTCTGCCGGGTATGGCGAAAGTCAGCTGACGCAGGCTCTTTTTCCGTCACTTCCGAGTATCAGCCGAAGCCAAAAGGTGAGGAGTTCTGGGATGAAATTCCCTTTACCTTTGTTGGTGCGCAGAATAACGATCCCACCATCGATGAGTCGCCATTAGCTGCTCTCGTTGAAATCAACCTTGGCCATTATCGAAATTCGGCAGATTACGAAGACAGCGTATTTTTCTGCGGTCAGGTGCAGCCGGTGATTTCCGGTCTTGATACAGCCTGGCGTGACTGGCTGCAGGATAAGGGAATTCGTGTCGGTTCTCGTTCTCCATTCCTGCTGCCGAAGGAGGGGAGTTTTACCTATGCTCAGGCGCAACCAAACACCCTGGCTAAAGAGGCGATGGACAGTAAGCGTGATTATTCTGTTCAGCTTGGCGCCCGGCTTATCGAGCAGAACGGCGCGGTTAAAACCGCCACGCAATCCAGCGGCGAGCAAACCGCATCCACATCGGTGCTCGGCATTTGCGTTTCCAATGTCTCGGAGGCCTATACGCTGGCGCTCGGCTGGTGCGCCAGATATCTCGGCATAAAAGGCGAGGAATACCGTTACAGCATCAATCAGGAGTTTATCGCCAAAGTCGCTGAATCCGGCATGGTAACGGCAATCGTCAATGCCTGGCAGTCCGGTGCGATTCGCGACACTGATATGGTCAGAGCTCTGCAGAGGCTTGACCTGATAGATCCTGCTGACGACCCTGAAACTGTCATTGACGCTATTCGTAACGGCGCGCCTAACCTGATTGGTGGCAATAATGGCAACGGCGAATGACAAACTGCATGATGAATCCATAGCCCACGCTATATGGGTTAGTCGCTACAGCTCCGGCGTTGCCAACAGGATGATAAAAGTCCTGAATGACAGCGACGCCGAACTTACCGCAAGGTTGCTGGTGGCTATTGATACGCTGGACGCTGAGAGCTTTACCGTTTCTAGGCTGGAAGCGTTACTGGTAAGCGTCAGGGCGATAAACAAGGATGCGATTCAGTCGATGTATGCGGCTCTTACTGCCGAGTTGCAGGAACTGGCGAAGCACGAAGCCACTTTTCAGATGAGCCTCTTCCAGTTTGCTATTCCCGACGATGTTCTTGCTCTTCATCCGCTGGTGGGCATCTCCCCGGATGCGGTTTATGCCGCGGCGATGGGGCGTCCATTCCAGGGACGTTTGCTGAGTGAATGGGCCAGCAACCTCGAAGCTGATCGGATGGCGCGGATATCCAATACGGTGCGGCAGGGATTCCTGCTGGGCGATACGCAGGAGCAAATCGCAAAAAAGGTCCGTGGCCATGCTAATCGTGGTTACCAGGATGGTGCGCTGCAGATGAGCCGGGCCAATGCGGCCAGCATAGCGAAAACGGCAGTAGGGCATCTTGCATCAACAGCAAGACAAAGCTTTGCGTCGGCGAACGACGACATTCTGAAGGGTAAGCAGTGGTTATCCACTTTGGATAACCGGACATCAAAGGATTGTCGGATCCGCGACCGTCTCAAGTACACGCTGGATAATAAACCGATAGGGCACAAGGTGCCTTATTTGCAGGGGCCTGGAAAAATCCACTTTTGCTGTCGGAGCACTGAAACTTACATCCTGAAATCGTCCGAGGAGTTGGGTATCAAAGTCGGCGAAATCAAGGATAGCTCGCGCGCCAGCATGGATGGACAGGTTCCGGCTGATACGAATTACCAGGACTGGTTCTCCCGGCAGTCGTTCACGCGACAAGCTGAGATTGTCGGAGAAACGCGCGCCAGGCTGATTCGTGATGGCGGCATGTCTCCCGATGAGTTCTACAACGACAGGGGCGAGTGGATGACGCTGGACCAGTTGCGCTCAAAGGATGAGCAGGCATTCAGAAACGCCAGGCTTTAACTAACATATCTTATTCAATCAGGCTGCCTTCGGGCGGCCTTTTTTAATGGGCCAGGCCCACAGTAACTATCCCAAGGGGACAACATGTTTATTCGTAACATGCTCATTAAATATTATTCGGCAGCTGGTGGTGAAGGTGGTGATGGCGGTGGCTCCGGTAGTGGTGCGCCCGAGATTACGCCGGAAATCCAAAAGCTGATCGATGAGCAGGTCAGTGCTCAGGTTTCAGGCCTGAAAAATAAAAATAGTGAGTTACTCGGTAAGCTCAAAGAGTCCACTGAGTCGCTTAAGCGTTTTGAAGGTATCGATCCTGACGCGGTGAAAACTATTCTCCAGCGTTTCTCTGATGATGAAGAGGCGCAACTGATCGCCGCCGGGAAAATTGACGAGGTACTGGATAAACGCACTGAGCGGCTACGTGCTGATGTTGATAAGCAAATCAAAGCCGCTAATGAACGCGCTGAAAAGGCGGAAGCGTTCTCCAACAAATTCCGTGATCGTGTCCTGGGTGATGCTATCCGCAGCGCAGCGCTTAAGGCTGGCGCGCTGCCAGAAGCATCCGACGATCTGATTCTTCGTGCTAAAGGCACATTCCAGCTCAACGACGAAGGCGAGGCCGTAGCAGTTGATGCAAATGGCGATGTTCTGTTCGGTAAAGACGGCAAAACTCCGCTCACCCCGGTTGAGTGGGCTGAATCTCTGAAAGAGACGGCCCCGCACCTGTTCCCGCGCGCCGAAGGCTCCGGGGCTGGTGGTCATAAACCCGGTGGCGGTGGCGGTAGTCTGAAACGTTCAGAAATGAGCTCAAGCGACAAAGCGGACTACATCCGCAAACATGGCCAGCAGGCCTATCTCAAATTGCCTAAGTAAGGACTAATCAATGCCTACGACCGTAAACAACGACCTGATTATCTATGATGACCTCGCGCAGACTGCGTTTCTTGAACGTCGCCAGGATAATCTGGAAGTCTTCAACGCCGCTTCAAACGGCGCAATCATTCTCGACAACGAACTGATCGAGGGTGATTTTCGCAAGCGCACCTTCTATAAAGTTGGTGGCTCTATCGAATCGCGCGACGTTAACTCCACCGACCCGGTAACGGGTAAAAAAATCGGTGCCGGCGAATCTGTCAGCGTCAAGGCGCCGTGGAAATACGGCCCGTATGAAACCACGGAGGAGGCGTTTAAACGTCGGGGTCGCGACGTTAGCGAATTCTCCGAGGTGATCGGCGTCGACGTCGCTGATGCAACGCTTGAAGGTTATATCAAGTATGCCCTACAGGGTCTTGTTGCAGCCATTGGCGCAAATGCTGACATGACGGTATCCGCGGATATTGCCACTGATGGTAAGAAAACGCTGACCCGTGGCCTGCGTAAATACGGCGATAAATTTAACCGTGTTGCGCTGTTCGTTATGCATTCCACGACCTATTTCGACATTGTTGATCAGGCTATCGACAACAAAATTTACGAAGAAGCTGGCGTGGTGGTTTATGGCGGACAGCCAGGCACGTTGGGTAAACCGGTGCTGGTAACTGACACCATGCCAGTTGATGCGATTCTGGGGCTGGTGGCCGGCGCGGTATCCGTAACGGAATCACAGGTTCCGGGCTTCCGTTCCTACGATATCAACGACCAGGAAAACCTTGCCATTGGCTATCGCGCAGAGGGTACGGTCAACGTTGAACTGTTGGGTTACAGCTGGGATGAGACGAAGGGCGCTAACCCTGACCTGACCAAAATCGGCACCGGCGCGAACTGGAAGAAACATTTCACCAGTAACAAATCCACTGCAGGCGTACTGATTAAGCTGGAAGCCCCTGCGGGGGAGTAACCCTGTCAGTGGATAAAACTTCCGCAACTGCTGACAGTACCGACGCGGTGACCGTTTCGCTCAAGTATACCAGAAATGGTGCAGGAGTCTCCGGCGCATCTGTGGCGTGGACGTCTACAGGCGGCACACTAAGTGCTTCGACGTCACAGACAGGGTCTGCTGGTGGCTCGACGGTGAAACTCACCTCTGCTACGGCCGGCTCCTTCACGGTGACGGCTACCGTTGACGGAGTGGTGAAAACAACTGAAGCGATCGCGTTCACTGCTCCTGCGGGTGGTTAACCGACGGGGCGAAAGCCCCGTTTCTTTTGGTGAGGATCCGATGACCGTTTATATAACAATCCAGGACGTTGACGAGTTGCTGGGGGATACCTGGGCTGCCGCCGACAAAAAGGCTAAAGCCGTGCTCCAGGCAAACACCTGGATGACGGCGCTTAACCTTCAGGATATCGACCCGGAGCATATTCATGAAGAAGTTAAGCAAGCCGGAGCGTTTATCGCTTCCGTAGCCGCTGCAGGCAATCTGTATCAGCAAAAAACAGATTCCGGCGTGGTGACGAGCAAAAGCGTTGAGGCCGACGATGTGAAGGTTTCCCGCACTTTTGCCGAGCTTTCAACTACCAGCACTGAATTACTCGATCCTGATTTGCAGCTGGCGCTGGATATGCTCAAACCGTGGATGCTTAACCCTTTCCAGACGATCTTTGTGAGGGCGTGATATGTCCGATTTGAAGGTGGTCACATTTCAAAAGCCCAGCCATCACAACATTGATAACGACCAGGTTATTCGCCTGCTGAAACAGGCTCTGGAGCGAGCCGAAAACGGCGGCTGCCACAGCGTCGCAGTGATACTGCTTGATGATGAGGGTAACGCGATTGATTGCTGGCATAACGGTGGGCGCCCCTATGTGATGGTTGGTGCTATGGAGTCGCTTAAAACTGACTTTATTCATGCTCATATTGAGCGGAGGTAAGGGGGTAACATGCAAAATCCGGATGTGCATTATGCCGGTGACGGGCTCGGTCCTCGCGATGTGTTTGTGAATGGAAACCCGATCAGACATGTCGTTTACGCAAACCCTGCAAAGGGCGTTGTTGAGTTTGCTCCGCTCCCGCTGCGGGTTAAGCGCAATGGCGAAATTTATACCCGCAAACTCCACGGTACAGTGATCGTTAAACCTCAGCAGCGTATTGGTGGGTGCAATGGGCATTCGTGACGAGCTGCAAACCGAAGTCGCCGCGGCATTCGATACCGACCTGCAGGATGCCGTTAAGGATTTCACTGGGTCATACACCGTTCGGGGTGCCTGGGATCCGGTGACGGAAACCGGCACTGAAACGAAGGTGACTTACTCGGGGCGTGGAGTGCTGGCGCGCTATAAATTGCGCCGTATCGATGGCGTTAACATTCTGCATGGTGATGTGAAGCTAACCGCCCTGGTTAACGAGGTGACTGATAAGCCGGCTGTCGGACATATCATCACCGCACCGGATCCGATTACGGGTGAGCTTCAGCGTTACGAGATCATAACGGCTTCTGCCGACTCTGCTGGAGCTGCGTACTCCATTCAACTGCGGAGGGCGTGATATGGCTAAGGGCTGGAACATTGACCCGGCGGCATTCGCCGGGCTGGTGGCCGAAGATGTCAAACTACGGCAGCGGACAATCGCCATTCAACTGCTGAATGAAATTGTTCAACGGTCGCCGGTAGGAACCCCGGAGCTGTGGGCCATCAACGCGACCGCGGTTCAATACAACAAAGCTGTTGGGGAATGGAACGAATCTCTTTATGCCGATCCTGCTAACCTGACCAAAACCGGAAGGCTCAGGAAGAAAGTCCGTGTTAATGACAGCATGGATATCAGGCGGCCGGCTGAGTATCGCGCAGGAACCTTCAGGGCATCGCATTTTGTCAGCATCGGCGCACCCGATCACTCCGTCCCGACCGAACCGGATCCGCGCGGGACAATGACGTTTCTTAATGGCAAAAATATTATTGACCAGGCGCCAGCCTACTCGGTGATTTACATCCAGTCGAACCTGCCTTACTCCGTGCCTCTGGAGAATGGCCACTCAACACAGGCGCCAACAGGCGTCTATGCCGTCTCGTTTAATGGTGTGATTCAGGCCTACAAATGACCCTTACAGAAATCAGAAACGCTGTCATTTCCCGAATGGCGGCACAGACCGCTATTGCCTCTGATGCGGTGGATTATCCCAATGGCCCGGTATTTGACCCCAGTAACCGCGATATCTGGGCCCGACTAACCAACATTGCTGGGCAGGCTGGCGCAACCGAGATCGGGGACGGTCCGGTAGTCCACAGGACGGGCTTACTCATCATTCAGCTTTTTGTTCCGGTCGGTTCCGGGACGTTGCTTATCTCCCGAACGGCCGATCAGCTAACGGAGCTATTCGAGTTTAAGGACGACGGAAAGCTGAGTTATTTCGCTGTTTCTGCTGTGCCGGCGGGTGAGACCGATGGCTGGTTACAGCTCAATCTTCAAATTCCTTATCGCGCTCTGTAGCGCACAAAAAACAGGAGGCTCCTGTGAGCTCAGGTGCAAAAGTAGTAGCCGCGTTTATTCGCGAGACAGCGCCAGGAATCACGCCTACAGCAGGGGCGTGGAACCTGCTGCGTCGTTCTTCATTTGGTCTGAAACCAACGCAGAACACCAACGACAATGACGAAATCGCTGGTGACCGCATGGCGCAAGGTGTTTCACGCGGCACAGTGGATGTCGGCGGCGATGTCGGCACGCGGTTTCGCTGGAACCAGCATGATGATTTTCTTGCCAGCTGCTTCGGTTCCGAATGGCTAAATAACGTGCTAACGATGGGTAATGGTCGCATTACGTTCTCCGTGGCGACTTTTGCCAGTGATGTGGGGATCGCCCAGATTGCCCGCGGTTGCCAGGTTGGCACCTTCCAGATGGAAATCCCGGCCGATGGTGATATCACTGCAACCATTACGTTTGCAGGGCTGGACTGGGAGACGAAGGGGGACGATACCAGCTATTTCACCGCGCCGGTGGATTTAGCGGGGGCGCTGCGTTACTCCTTCAAAGAGGTCACGAACATCCGGCTAAATGGTGTTGATGGCGGGACAGGTTTCTGCGTCGACACCTTCAACATCCAGTTCAACAACAATATGCAGACTCAGCGCTGCATCGGTACCGGTTCGGCATTCGCCGGCGCAAACATTCCGACAACCTTTACCCCGTCAGGTCAAATCACGCTGTTATGGTCAAAGGCTGCCTGGGAGGTTTACAAAAAAACGTTCACCGGCGAAACGGTGCCGTTTAGCTTCACGCTGGAGAATGCTGAAGGCGCCTATACCTTCGATTTCCCGGAAGTGCAGATCTCCGGCGACTGGCCGGATGCGGGGAGCACTGACATTGTTCAGGTTCAGCTGGATATCACCGCGGCCAATACTCCGCCGACGATTACGCGCGTGCCTAAAGTGCCGGCGACGGCAATCAGTGTTGCGCCAGCCACTTCAACTGGTGCCGTGGGATCCACGGTGACGTTAACCGCCACGCTTACGCCAGCTGATTCAACTGATACCGTCCAGTGGACGTCATCGGATCCGACTATCGCCAGCGTGGTTTCTACCGGGCAGAAAACAGCAACAGTCACCAGAAATGCTGCTGGTACTGCAATCATCACCGGTAAGGCCCGCACCTATACCGCAACGTCTGAAATCACCGTTACCGCGCCTTAATTTACCTGGCCCGTTCTGCAGTCATCGCGGATCGGGCTTTTTTGGGAGTCTTTATGCTGATTATTTCTTCTCAAATTGATTTGAACGGAGAACGCTGGTTTTTCCCTTTCAAAAAGCCAGCAGGAAGTAAAAAGAAATTCACGCCGGAAGACGAGGCGCTATTTAGACTCCGTCTGCTGGTGGCCAGTAGCGAGAATCCACAATACCGCTCACGCAATGCGCTGGTGCGGCGCCATATCGACAAAATGGACGCGAGCTACCAGGTCGGTACGGATGCTTTCGATCTCGCCAGTGTGGGCGAGATTGACTCGGTTGATGATCTTCTAATCGACAATTGCGCGCGCTTTCTTCTGAAAGACTGGGAAGGCGTGGGGGAGCTGGTGGATGGTACGGAGACGGCCGTAGCGTATACACCGGAGCGTGGTGTTGCGTTACTGAAGCAAAACCCCTCTCTGTACTGGCTTATTCTGGCTGAGGCAGCGAACATTGCTCGGGGTAAGGAGCAGCAGACTCAGGAAACCGTAAAAAAGCCATAGAGGCCCAAAAGTGGCTAAAGGAATTCGCCGGCGAGCAGGGCGAGAAAGCAAAGTGGCGCAGGGAGAAACTAAATCTCCCGCCCATTCAGGAGCCTGAAATCGATGCAGTCACTGGGGAGATCCTCAACGCTTACGCCATGATATCGCGCGGCAGGAAGTATGCCGGCATGGCCGGAGTGCCGCTCCCTCTATCCCTGAACGATATCGAGCTTTACCTGGCATCGCGCACCATCCTGATCGACCGCATTGAATTTGATGCAGCGATACTGGCCCTTGATGATGCCTGGAGGGATGAGTGGGCAGAGGCACAGAAACGTGCAGCAGATAAGAAAGGAAGCAACTGACCTACCATTAATGGTGGTCCATGCTCCTGAAAGTCGATGATAGGATGTTTCCGATTGCAATCAAAGGAAACATATAATGAAAAAAGTCATCGCTTTGGCGCTTGGAGCGCTGTTACTTTCTGGTTGTACAGTACGTGTTGCAGATTTGACTGTGGCGAGTACTAAAAATTACAACCTCAATGGGGGTAAGTTCTATAAAGGGAAACGTGTAACAGCAGAAGATAGCTATCCGGTTATCATCTTCCCTCTTGGCATCCCGAACGTTAAAACAGCCGCTGATCGAGCGATTGAAAAAGATCGCTGTGCAGTTGGTCTGTCTGACGTAGTTGTCACTCAACTTAACCACTCCTTCCTGTTCGGTAAGATTGGTCTGCGTGTTGAGGGTAATCTTGTGATTGACCGCAGCCTGCCGGGTTGTGAGAACGCAAGCTGATTGATAAAGCCACCATCGGGTGGCTTTTTAATTTATGGGGTAGACAAGTGAAGATTATTGGATACTTAGCGATTGTAATAGGGGTGATCTTTGCTGTATCGGCGCTATTTATGGATGGCTTTGTTGAATAAATCGAACTTTTGCTGAGTTGAAGGATCAGATCACGCATCCTCCCGACAACACAGACCATTCCGTGGTAAAGCAAAAGTTCAGAATCACCAACTGGTCCACCTACAACAAAGCTCTCATCAACCGTGGCTCCCTCACTTTCTGGCTGGATGATGAGGCGATTCAGGCCTGGTATGAGTCGGCGGCCCCAGCGCTATTCTGATCTCGCCATCACCACCGTTCTGGTGATTAAACGCGTATTCCGGCTGACCCTGCGGGCTGCGCAGGGTTTTATTGATTCCATTTTTGCCCTGATGAACGTTCCGTTGCGCTGCCCGGATTACACCAGTGTCAGTAAGCGGGCAAAGTCGGTTAATGTCAGTTTCAAAACGTCCACCCGGGGTGAAATCGCACACCTGGTGATTGATTCCACCGGGCTGAAGGTCTTTGGTGAAGGCGAATGGAAAGTCAGAAAGCACGGCAAAGAGCGCCGTCGTATCTGGCGAAAGTTGCATCTTGCTGTTGACAGCAACACACATGAAGTTGTCTGTGCAGACCTGTCGCTGAATAACGTCACGGACTCAGAAGCCTTCCCGGGCCTTATCCGGCAGACTCACAGAAAAATCAGGGCAGCCGCGGCAGACGGGGCTTACGATACCCGGCTCTGTCACGATGAACTGCGCCGCAAAAAAATCAGCGCGCTTATTCCTCCCCGAAAAGGAGCAGGTTACTGGCCCGGTGAGTACGCAGACCGCAACCGTGCCGTTGCTAATCAGCGGCTGAGCGGAAGCAATGCACGGTGGAAATGGACAACGGAATATAACCGTCGCTCGATAGCGGAAACGGCAATGTACAGAATGAAGCAGTTGTTGGGAGATTCACTGACGCTTCGTGACTACGATGGTCAGGTAGCGGAAGCTATGGCCATGGTGCGTGCGTTGAACAGGATGACAAAGGCCGGGATGCCAGAAAGCGTGCGTATTGCCTGAAAATCCAGCCAGCTACAGGGTCGTTCGCACGAAATCTTATTTATTCAACAAAGCCTTTATGGATGTGACAGTGGCGACAAGCGGTGGCTATAGGGTTAACAATCTTGGATTAATGTCATCGCGCCAAAATTACATGATATTTGGAGGTTTCGTAGCCATCGCAGGTATCATTATTGCTCTGGTGGGAGATAAGCTAAAAGCGTCCGGAACTTCAGTCAAATGCCCTTACTGCGCAGAATTAATAAATTCCGAAGCGGTGAAGTGCAAGCATTGCGGGAGTGATGTAACTCCTTCGAAGATAATAGCTAACACTGACAATACTGGAGCTAGTGATAGGCTGGCTGATGTCAATGTAAAGTTAATCGCTGGAATTGCAATTACTGTCTTTGCGGTGATTATCGTAGCAATAATGTTTTACCGCCAATGAAGTAAAGACCCGACAGTTTCAAAAAGTTCCAACCTCGCTTTGGCGGGGTTTTTTATTGCCCGGAGAAAAGCACGTGACAGAACAAACCTCCCGCCTGGCCATTATTATTGACAGCTCTGGGGCAGAAAAGCAGGCTGACAATCTCGCAACTGCACTTGTAAAAATGACGCAGGCAGGTGAACGTGCTGCCACCAGTGCAGGGAAAGTGACAAAGGCCACTGATGAAGAAAAACAGTCCCTTTCTGAACTTTTAGATCGTATCGACCCGGTAAACGCCGCGCTGAACAAACTGGATAAACAGCAGCAGGATCTTGCGAAATTCAAATCCAAGGGGATGGTGGATACCGATACATTCGATCTTTATTCAAAGAAAATCGAGGAAACACGAAACAGGCTAACTGGATTTCGCGACGACCTTGGCAAAACCGGACAATCTGCCGCACAGACTGCCTTTGCCATGCGCATGATCCCGGCGCAGATGACTGACATTATCGTCGGCTTATCTACGGGTCAGTCGCCGTTTATGGTGCTTATGCAGCAGGGCGGGCAGTTGAAAGATATGTTCGGCGGTATTGGCCCCGCGATTAAAGGTGTTGGCGGGTATGTGCTGGGGTTGATTAATCCTGTCACTCTGGCTGCCGCGGCTGTCGGTGTTCTTGGGCTGGCCTATTACAAAGGATCTCAGGAGCAGGACGAGTTCTATAAGTCATTGACCCTTAGCGGTAATCTGGTTGGTAAAACCACCGGGCAACTAGCAGATATTGCCGCTCGGGTTTCAGTAGTTGCCAACTCAACTACTGGCGTGACCGCAGCCACACTTAACCAGATAGTTTCATCCGGGAAAGTGGCTGCAGAGTCATTGGAACGAGTAACAACTGCCGTGGTTGAAATCAGTGAAGCCACAGGCATCGCCACTGAAAAGCTGGTGGGTGATTTCAACGACATTGCTGCTGACCCGGTTGCGGCCATTACCAAACTTAACGATCAGTACCACTTTCTGACACTGGCAACCTACAACCAGATTAAAGCACTGCAGGATGAAGGTAATCAGCAGGATGCTGCACGGGTGGCTACTGATGCTTACGCCAATGCCATGCAGCAGCGTGCGAACGATATTCATCAGAATTTGGGGATTCTTGAACGTGCTTGGGACTCGCTTGCTAAAACGGCTAAAGGAGCATGGGATGCCATGCTTGATATTGGTCGCGAGCAAACCGGTACCGAGCGGATCTCTCAAATTCGTAAGGAAATAGATTGGATAGATAAGGCTGCAGGCGGGAAGCTATTTTTTGGTGGAAGAAAGGCTGAGCTCGAAGATGAGCTAAATAATCTGCAATCTCAAATCACAACAGAAGGCGTTTTAACTGAAATAATCAGCAGTCATGACAAAGCCGAGCAAAAAAGAATTAAAACTCAGCAGGAAGCGGACAGTGTTAACCAGCAGCTCCTGTCGAATGCTGACATACGTAACCAGAAGCTTAAACAGCAGATTGAATTCCTGAAGTCCGGAGCAATTACTGCTGAGCAATACGCCAAAAACGTCACACGTATTAACGAGATATACAAAGACCCGAAATCACCCAAGACGCCAAAGGGTAAAGCCTATACAGAGGACGCAGCAACCCGACTGCTTGATCAGATAAACCAGCAGACTGCTGCCATGCAGTCCCAGCTGGATGCCAGTGACAAGCTTAACAGCGCGACACAGGCTCGTATCAAGTTCGAGCAGCAGATTGCTGACCTCAAATCTAAAACGCAGCTCACCGCTGACCAGAAATCGATCCTTTCCCGTTCAGATGAAATCCTCCAGGCGTATAAGCAGCAGGAGGCACTGCAAAACTCCGTAAAAACCCTGGACGATTACCGGAAAATGCAGGAACAGGTAAAGACGAAGGATGAGCGGACCAACGATCTGCTTAAAACCCGTCTTGAACTGCTGGAGAAAGCCAAAGCAACCGGGCAACTAAAACCCGGTGAATATGAAAAAACACGGGCAGATATTTATCAAAACACCGATATGCAACTGCCCGCGACGGTTCGTAATGTTGTAGGAAACCTGACACCCACAGGAGGGCGACTCTCTGGAACTTTTGAGGGGATGCAGGGGCAAATCAACGAATATGACCAGGCGCAGCAGGAGCTCCAGCGCTGGCTGGCAGCTCAGGAGGAAGCTTATGCGAAGGCCGGCGAAATAACTGCCGAGGGTGAGGCCAGAATGACGTCGATTCGTCAGCGTGCAGCGGATGCAAATCAGGTCATCGAGGCTCAGAAAAACACCATCATATCTGCGGCCACGCAGTCCTTGTTTGACAGTACCGCCGACATCATGCGAACGGGGTTTGGTGAGCAATCGGCAATCTACAAGGTTGCTTTTGCTGCGAGCAAGGCATTCGCTATCGCTGACTCTATGGTGAAAATCCAGCAGGCTATAGCAAGTGGGGCAGTAAGCGCGCCTTATCCGGCCAACATCATCGCTATGGCCTCAATCGCTGCGCAGACCGCCAGTATCGTCTCAAATATTCAGGCTGTTTCAGGCGTTGGCTTCGCCTCCGGCGGTTACACCGGCCCCGGTGGTAAGTATCAGCCAGCGGGTATTGTTCACAAAGGAGAGTACGTCTTCGACCAGGCATCAACGAACCGGATCGGCGTGTCTCAGCTTGAGGCACTTCGAAATGGCCAACCGCTTGATGCAACTCTGGGGCGTACAGGGTTTGGTACTGGTGTTCAGAACGTTAACAGCGATAACCGTAGGCAAACAACTGTACACGCGCCGATTAATCAGGAGTTTCATCTCCAGGGTATTACTCCGGAGCAGTTGAGCGCTACACTCAATCAGAATAATCGACAGCTTTCCAGGCAGTTAAAAGGTGAACTCACAAAGGAGGTTACCATGCCACAAGGGGGTTTTGGCAACGCTCTAAAAGGAAACTATACACGACACGGTCCTAGGTAAGCTAAACTGCATTAGCTGAGACTTGATTAGGTAGGTAAGTCTAACAATCTGAGTAGGTGCAAGAAAACACAAGGATCTTATTAATGGAAGCGTTGTTAACATTTACATTTAAAGACTTTATAGCTTTTATGATTCCTCTTTTTATTGGCGGGCTTATCTTCAATAGGAGACGTAAACGTAAGGAGGTCCGAGTGAAGTTTTCATTTCTTTGGCTTGTTTTGATAGTTGGTGGAATTCTTGAAATATGTGATGAGATTTACACAACTTATTCCTATAGGCATAATCACTTATATAATAATGATACGCTTACAACCGTGTTTAACTATGATTTTGCAAAAATTGTTTTTTGTGGGGTTTTGATCTTTGTTTCTATTGTGCTTCTTCTTCAGGAGTTGCTTTTAAACAAGTAGTCACATTGACGTATATTTCCTGTCGGCACATCGCCATTTTTTATTTTGATATGGGGCTGTGCCGAAACAATGTAAGCTCACATTAAAGTCAATAAAATTAATATATTGATAATGCTGTTTTTTCTGATTTCTTTTAGCTCTTAAGATGAGCTGATAAATATATCGCCTTGTGTGTTTGTGTCGATTCAATAAGATTTTTATCTTCGTTAATCTGAACCAAAAAATCAGAGATTTCTTCGATTCCATCGTGCTTTATTCTGAAATGAATATCCTCCTGAGGTTAATGGTGAAATTTTATTCGAGATACTTTACCGGGAGACTGCATGACTGATATCTACTACCCACATGACAGCCTCCCTATGCCATTACAGGAAGAATACGGATTTCAGCCTGTAAGCCCGTTAAAACGAACCCAGTTAACCACCGGTCGCGCGAGGCAAAGGCGAGCTTTTATGTCCACACCGACGCAGGCCAGCATCACCTGGTTTATGGAAACCGATGCGCAGGGCCTGGCGTTTGAGTCCTGGTTCCGTGATGCGTTATCTGACGGGGCTGCATGGTTCATGATGAAGTTGCAGACGCCGGCAGGCATTAAGTTTTACAAATGCCGCTTCACAGATATTTATCAGGGACCAGTGCTGGTGGCCCCGATTTACTGGAAGTACACGGCGACGCTTGAATTATGGGAACGCCCCCTTGCTCCTGCCCCATGGGGTAATTACCCGGAATGGATAGTCGGAAGTTCGTTGCTTGATATTGCCCTGAATAAGGAGTGGCCGAAGCATGACGCAGATTAAACGCCTCTACGCCAGCAGCGGCCCGGAGGTGATCATTGAAACGCTGCAGATCACCATTGGTTCTAATGTCCATTACCTGTGCCAGGGCTACGAGGATATTACGGCAACGACGGAGAACGGCGATACCGTAACGTTTTCCGCCTGTGCGGTAGACATTGCGCTGCCGGCGCGTAATGCGGACGGCACGCAGGACCTCAAATTTGCCTTGTGCAATATCGATGGTGTTGTGTCCACGGCGATCCGCAATGCGCTGGCTAACCGTCTGTCTGCATTTCTGACGTACCGGCGTTATATCTCCACGGATTTAGCGGCCCCTGCGGAAGTGCCGTATACGCTGAAAATCAAGTCGGGTTACTGGACGGCTACAGAGGTGCAGATCACTGCGGGCTATATGAATGTCCTGGATATGGCCTGGCCGCGTTACCGCTACACGCTCCCTGTATTCCCCGGACTGCGTTATATCAGCTAAGGAATCCCAATGTTTAACCCTGATAAATACCGTTCAGTCACCTGGCTGAAGGGCGGGCGCGTATACCCGCAACTCGACTGTTTCGGCATTGTGAACGAGATACGCCGCGACCTGAATTTACCCGTCTGGCCCGATTTTGCAGGGGTCACCAAAGACGACGGCGGCCTCGACCGGGAAGCGCGCAGGATGATGCTTACCCTTGAGCGCTGCGAACCCTGCGAAGGGGCCGGGGTGGCCTGTTATTCCGGGTCGACTGTCACCCACGTAGGGATCGTGGTCAGTATCGGTGGTCTGTTGCATGTGGCGGAATGCAACCCGGGTACGAACGTCACCTTTCTGCCGTTGCCGCGGTTTAAGCGCCGATTTGTCAAAGTGGAGTTCTGGCAATGACCATTCGTTTTTACCCGTCCCGGCTTCCCGGTGAACCACTCGAAACGCATGAGCATGGTGTAACCAGTATTCGCAGCTGGCTGGTGGCAAATGTTGAAGGCTACGAGGATCGGGATGTCCCACCGCTGACCGTTGAGGTTGAGGGGTTGTTAATTCCGCCAGGCGAGTGGGCTAAGTGTGTGATTCGCCCTGATAGTGATGTCAGGCTTTATCCGGTTCCCTTCGGGCTGGAGGCCGCCACAATCGCGTGGATCGGCGTCGGTATCTCCGTTGCCGCTGCAGCCTATTCGCTTTTTATGATGAGCAACATCGATACGGGCGGCTATACCTCATCCACAGGGCGGAGTCTCGACCTGAACCCGGCAAAGGCAAATACGGCAAAACTCGGTGATGCCATTCGTGAGGTGTTTGGCCGGGTGCGTATCTACCCTGATTATGTGGTGCAGCCGGTTACGCGGTTTGATGCCGCCGATCCTACGAAAATGCGCGTCCAGATGCTGCTGTGTCTCGGTATCGGTGATCTGATTTATACCAATGGCGATATCCGGGTAGGCAGCACTCCTGCATCGACGCTGCCTGGTTTCAGCAGCATCCATTACCCGCCAGGCGCGGACGTTTCCGGCGATGAGCGCAGTGAAAATTGGGTCAACACTACGGAGGTCGGCGGGACATCATCCGGTACCGGGCTGGATATGGCCCAGACGTCGCCGGATGCCGACGATATTATCGCAGACAGCATGACCGTATCCGGTTCGAGCGTAACGTTTATCGGGCTGGATACGGATGATGATGACGATAATGACGAGAACGATAACGCACTGCCGCCCAGTTGGGTCGCTGGCGCCGTGGTCGAACTGAAAGCCCCGGCGAACTACCAGATCACCACGGCGGCTGGATACAGCGTTATCGCAAGCCCGCTGCTGACGGAGATCGCGCCGGTGGTTGGAATGCCGGTGACGCTGGGGTTTAACTCTGTCGATTACGATCTGTTTATCGCGTCATATACCCCCGGTCAGGCTGCAGTGCCCGGCACCGGGGGGAGTGCGGCAAAAGTCCAGGCCAGTGCGGCCCCGACCACCTACGATTTTTCGACCAGCTCCAGCACGTTCACGATCACCTGGCAGGGGGTTACCTACCCGGTGTCGCTGGTGGCTAACTATGTCTCGATGTCGGGACTGCTGGCGGCCATCACCGAGGGACTCACCGGCTCCGGCCTGGTTGCACAGGACAACGGCGGCACCGTACTGATAACCGAGTCGGCCAGTCCGTTCGCGGGTGGGGCGATCACGTCCTCTTCGCTGCCTGCAGCTGTTTTCGGTGATGCCCCGGTTTACACCTCCGGCACGGCATCAACCGGCGGCAGCCCGGCGGTAACGGCGAATGTGACGCTTGCCTATAACAGCGCCACGGGAACAGCCTTTTCCGGCATGCCTGAGGGGGTGCAACGGCTTTCACTTGCTCACCGCGGGAATGAGTACCAGATCGTCTCTGCCGACGGCACAACGGCAACAGTGGCGCGCCTGGTTAATGGGTCCGTTGATGAGTCGTGGCCGGGATTCACCGCCAGGACGATGATCGACTATGAGGCCACTGGTCTTAACGACACGCTGAGCTGGCTGGGGCCGTTCCTGGTTTGCCCTGAAAATGAGACCGTCGATATGTTCGAGGTGAATTTCTCTTTCCCGAACGGTATTTGCGGCTTTGACAGTAAGGGGAAAAAGCGGCTCCGGCATGTTGAGTGGGAGATTCAGTATCGCGTCTACGGTTCCGGATCGGGGTGGGTGAGTCACCATGGCGAGTACGCGCTGAAAAACATCAACGGGTTAGGTTTCACTGAGCGGATCACCCTCAGTTCTCCGGGACTGGTAGAGGTTCGCTGCCGTCGGCGCAATGAGCAGGGCTCAAACAACGCGCGAGACAGTATGTACTGGCAGGCACTGCGCGGGCGACTGCTGACGCGCCCTTCATCCTATCCCGGCGTGTCGCTGATGGCGGTGACCGTTGAGACGGGCGGGAAGCTGGCGGCGCAGTCGGACCGCCGCGTAAACGTTGTGGCCACGCGGGCCTACGACTCAGGAACGGCCAGAACCATTTCGGGAGCGCTGCTGCATGTAGGGAACTCACTGGGCCTGGAGATGGATACCGACACCATCAACGCGCTGGAGTACGCGTACTGGACGCCACGGGGCGAGTATTTCGATTTCGCCACGGGCGACAGTATCTCAGCGCTGGAAATGCTGCAGAAGATAGCCAATGCTGGCAAGTCCCGCTTCCTGTTAAGCGATGGCCTGGCGACGGTCAACCGCGAGGGGATTAAGCCCTGGACTGGCATGATCACTCCGCATGAGATGGTGGAGGAGCTGCAGAGCGGATTTACCGTACCGTCCGACGATGATTTTGATGGCGTCGACGTGACGTACATCAACGGGACTACCTGGGCAGAGGAGACCGTTAAATGCCGGACGCCGGACAATCCGACGCCAGTGAAAATCGAGAATTATAAACTCGATGGGGTACTCAATCAGGACCACGCCTATCAGATCGGCATGCGTCGCCTGATGAAATACCTGCTGCAGCGGGTGACGTTCCAGACCACCACCGAGCTGGACGCGCTGTGCTACAACACGGGCGATCGCATTGTGCTCACGGATGATATTCCGGGTAACAACACGATTTCCTGTCTGGTGGAGGCGATGACAACGGCTGGTGACGTGACAACGTTCACCGTTACGGAGCCGCTGGACTGGTCTTTCGAAAACCCCCGAGCGCTGATCCGCTATCAGGATGGCTCTGCATCCGGGCTGATGGTGGCGAGCAGGGTGGGTGATTTTCAGCTGTCAGTCCCGCACCTGAGCGAGTTTGATGACCCGATGAAGGTTGACCTGTCGTCGGCAACCATCGAGCCGATCCGCCTGGTGTTCTGCGGCTCAACGCGCCACGTCTACGACGCCATTGTAGAGGAGATCGCCCCGCAGTCTGACGGAACATGCCAGGTTACCACTAAAGAATACCTCGAATCGTTCTATGCCTACGACGACGCTACATACCCTGGCGACGTAGCTTAGCAATTTCAAAAAAATCAATTCACCCGCTTCGGCGGGTTTTTTCATTTTTGGAGCACAATGTATGGCCAACATCGAAAAACTTGGCTCGTCATCACCAGAGGTATTGCTTAAGAATGCAACTAACCTCGATCAGTTAGTCAATGGCCGGGAATCGGAATCATTACCTGATCGCTTTGGTGTACTGCGCAAAACCTGGCACGGCATGGAGATGATCTTCAGCCGCTTTATAGGCTACATCACTGGTCGCGGCGAGCAGGCAGTTGCAGCTATCGGCTGGCAGGAGCTTGGCAACTGGGCTGTTGGTCTGGCTGTAGATAATCGCCAGCAGATCGTCTACTACAATGGCTCCTGGTACAAATACCTTGGTGAGCTTGAACACGTCATTGCCGGAGATTCTCCTGAGAACGATGGCGGTGTGTGGTCGGCTGCAAACCCCACAGGGAAATGGTCGAACATCGGTGACGCGGCTCTTCGCTCAAACCTGGGTTCAGGCGAAGGCTTTGCTTTGGTGGGGCAGGTATCATCATTTACTGCTCTGCGCTCTGTTGTTCCTTCATATGAAGGTCAAAGTATTTTATTGCGCGCCCATCCTGTCGGTTGGGCCGCAATGTCTCACGGTCCCGTTGGTGGCGGAGAATTTATTTCAAGGCGAGGCTCAGCTGAGGATGATGGTGGTTATATATGCGTGCCGACAGGTCAATCTGAGTACTACTGGCAACGCATCCCAAAAAACCCCGGAAAAGTTTGCGCGACGGAGTTCGGCCTTTATGATGGTGCGTCGTTGGATGGCATAATTAAAAATGCTATTAACTACTGCATCACTAATTCAGTGGGTTATTTATCTGTACCTCCCTTGGGTCCGGCTGGGTATACGATTTCCGGTGGCCTTGAATTTATTAACTCAACTAACGGGCTTATCATTGAAGGCCCTGGTATGGGAACGAAGGGTAGCACTCCAGTAATTACCCATACCGGTGCGAATGTCGCCCTGACGTTTAAGCGGGCAACACAGGCACAGAGCCTGTTTAATAGAGTCATTCTTAAAAATTTCACGGCAGTGGGGAATGCGCTGGCTACTGCTTTCGTCCGGTTTTCCGATTTCGCCTGCGGATCTTTTTTTGATTCCGTCATTCGAGATTACACGACTGGAACAGCAATAGATATATACAACGACAAGGGGTGGACTGAGCTTTTCAGGGTAGATAATGTCGTCGTCAGGACGTCACAGCGTGGGATCTGGTTCCACTCAAACCCTGCATCTACTGACGATCAGACGCTGTCTTTTTACGGTGCCAGCATTTCCAACTTTGGCTTCCAGCACGGAATCACTGCGGCGTCATATGGCATCTATGTCGGTGACGGCTCACGCGCAGATAATCTGTATAACTGCGATATCGACATGATGGGATGGTGGGAGGTCGGCGGTAACAGCACGGCACTTTATGCAGCTGATAAAGCGCGCGTTGATGGTTTTGCCAACTTCCGATACGACGGTTTTGCCGCAAGCCCAATTACATCAAGCTCTCAACCATGCCGTCTTGTGAGGAAGGCTGGTCTGACAGGCTACATTAAGCTGAATTGTAAAAATTACAAGCACCGGGCTGGTCTTGGATTAACTTCTGGAGTTACGCAATTAACGATCCGTCCGTGGCTGGCGCTTGCAGAGGCAGTTGCTGGTGTGGCTACGCCGCATCCAACTCTCCCTGGTGAGTCAATAATCTCTACAGCCGGATTGAAGTGTAAGCTGGAAGGTACCCTGTTTAAGGGGCAGAACTCTGTAGTATCTGTTGTTGGGTTGCCTCCATTCCATCGATACAAGGTTACTACGCGCTGCGGATTGTCGAGTACCGCTCAGCAGCAATATATTGTTAACATTCCAAATGGAGCTAACGGTGGCATCACCACCCGCACGGATTCAGTTCCTTCTGTCACTACCAGCACCGCCACGACAATAAGCGGCACCACCGCAACAAGTGTATCAAACTCAACGGCGAAGAATAAAAACTTCGAGCCAGTATTTATTACTAATGCTGGAAATCTTCCTGATAATACATTTAGCGAAACAAATAAGCAGGGATTCGATATTCATCTGGATGGCACACAACCAAACGTTATTAATGACGAGTATCCTGTATCCATTGAAATCGAAGCTATCGATTGAACTATTTATTAAAATGTTAAGATGTCGCGAAATTGTTCCTCTACACATAAGGAATTAATTATGAAAAAAATCATGAGGTGAAAAATGATTACCTGGAAGTGGGGTAATTTTATCTATCCATACGTAATATTTAATTGGGGCGCTGTAATGCATCAGGTTTTTGCTTCCGAAGCATGGATTGTAGTTTTGATTACTTCGATTCTCCTGGCGTTCAGATTACATAAGTGCTAATGGTGTTTAAATATCACAACGCGAGTTATTGTTCATTAAAAATCCGCCAGCTTAACACTGGCGGTGAATTTTACTCTGAAATCTCTTTTTTTAGTGCCGTTTCTGCATCCTCAAAAATTGTTGCAAGGTCAGTAAATTCGAAAGAGTAGTAGAGCTGGCCTGTAGCCTCCAGCCCCTCAGCCTGCGTATCAAACAGCACCGTTGCAGTAGTCCCGTTGATACTGTCGACCCCTTTTGCGGTATATGTCACAGCTACAGGCGCGGCACTAAGCGGCTCAACGAGATTAAGGTATGGGATGGTACGAAACGACTTCAAATTTTGCGTGAGGGTAAATGACATTTTAGACTCCTGCTACCCGTGAAACTTCGACCCAGCCCTGACGGAACGATGTGTTCATCGCCATCAGGGTTATCGTACATGCAGCCGTTACCGCACCACCCGGAAGGAAAATATTACCGCCGGCAATCAGGCAATTTGATGTGTCTGCACATCTGACAACCATTCGCTTCCCTGTATGGCAGTATCCGATGTTGGCTACATTTCCCGAGGCATTCCACGTCCAGGACTCATCATAACCAAGAGGGTCTGTACCCTCAGAGAGCGTCAGTGATGAAGACTGAAGTGATTTACCCCTCGCATTGATTATTGACTGCCGGCGCGATGCGGTGGTCATTGCTGGATTGACATAAACAGTTCCAACAACGCTGCCGGTATATTTATCAACGTTTACGTCTGCCTTTACTGATGACGCGGCAACATTAAACAGTGAGGTCTGATAATCGCTGGTAACAGCACCTAACAGCGTCAGATTTTCAATATCAATTTTGCAGTTCCAGTTGATGTACATGAAGGTATTTGGTCGCGCCAGGCGAATAGCCTTTGCCCGGAAAATAACCTCGCCCTCAAAATCAAACGGTGAGAGCTGATTCGCCCCGTTATATCCGTACCCGTCCACATGCATCATGTCAATATCAGCGACCAGCTGAACGCACGCAGTCGCACTCGCCCAGTTTGTACGGTGGATGCGGAACCACCTCAGACCGGTATACCCCCCTGTTTCTGATGGGCTCATAAATGAACCTCCGCGAATTGACACATGTCGGCCATTGCTGTCCAGCCAGTAAACTGTGATATTAGCCGGGTGGTTTACGAAGATATTTTCAAATTTGACACTATCTGAAGTAGACCCGTAAATCTGGTTAACAGGTACAAGGTTGTTTCTGCTGTTATTTTCAAATTTACACATTCCGCCAAAGAGAATGTTGTTTGACCCACCACGAATATAAGACACGCCTGAATAGTTATTTTAAAAATGGCACCCCATAAATCTTATTGCATTACAGTTATCATACTGATTCAGCATGTTAATCTGATGCGTTACTTCTGAGCCTGCACTGAGTAAACGGCCTCCGGAATTAATCCTTACCTGATTAAATACCCCATCCATAACATCTGTCATATCAAATGACGACAGTGGTGGTGACCAGACCTGCACGTTTTCTACCGCAAAATCCCAGCCAACACCATAGAAGCGAAATATTCTTTTACGGATCGTGTTTTCTGTTTCCCCAAGCACTGAGAAGTTACTCAGATAAAGTTCGGATATTCTGACCCTTCCTGTTGAATCCCAGCCGGCTGAGCTGAAATCAAACAGATAATCGTCATCTGACTCTGCGCCTGGATGTATGGCAAAGACAGTCTGGAATATCCCCTCACCACATAATGCAAAAGGGCCAAAAGAAAGTTCAACTTTTGTTTTGATGTGCAGCAACCCGGCGGGGACATTAATCCTGCGTCTGGGAATATGCTCTACGCTGGTTAAACCTAAAAAACTCATAGCGGCAATGGCGCGGTTAAGCCCAAGACCATAATCAACAAAACCATCTACAACGTCCGTGGCGTATACAAAATCCAGAAGGTTAATACTGTCCCAGTTTTTGTCGTGCTGAGTCCTGGCTACAGCCCCTGTGTATGGTTGTTTGACAGCAAGTAACGCATCCCCCACCCCCTCTTCGCCTGAACCCAGGTTTACGCGAACAATATCGGCAATTTACAATCTGCCTTTTCAAAGGGTTGCATAATGTTGATTGGCTACGCGCGGGTGTCTACCGGCGATCAAAACCTCGATTTGCAGAAAAACGCGCTGGTTCGAGCAGAATGTGAGCAGATTTTTGAAGACACAGCGAGCGGGAAAAACGCCAGACGCCCTGGGCTGAGGCGTGCTATTCGTCGTTTAAAACCAGGCGATTCTCTTGTGGTCTGGAAGCTGGATCGCCTTGGGCGTAGTGTTCGTGACCTTATCACTCTGGTTTCAGAGTTGCAGGATAAAGGTATTCACTTTCGTAGCCTTACAGACAGCATTGATACCAGTACCCCAGCAGGCCGCTTTTTCTTCCACGTCATGAGCGCCCTGGCAGAAATGGAGCGCGAATTAATAGTGGAGCGTACTCGAGCCGGATTAGCCGCTGCAAGGGAGCAGGGGAGAGTCGGCGGCCGCCGCCGGGTAATGACTGAAGAAGTGGTGGAGCGGTGCCGCCGAATGCTGGAGAACGGCGCTACCCGGCAGCAGGTAGCCGATGTGATAGGTGTAGACGTGAAAACAATCTACAAGTACCTCCCGGCGACTTGAAGACAAAGATTTCACTACTTTTCCTGATATGTTACGTTTGGCTTAATCAATTCATTCAGCTTTGAAAACAGTTTGGTTTGTTCGTGAACGGTAAGAAAACAATAAGTTTTGAGCAATTTTTAACTATTAACAGCAATCTTGTTTCCATCTCAGATACATGGGCTGACTTGTGGGCGTTAATTTTTCACACGGGTTTAAGCGCTGGAAGGCTGCTGAGTATTAGATATGATGATATTGATGGTGACTTGATTCTGATACGAAAACAGGGTCACCTGAAGGAGCTACGTGTTAAATCAACCCCTCCAGTGGAGGCGATGATTGCTCGTAGAAGAGAACGCTATCCAGAAGATGTTTTTTTATTTCAGAGCCATTCTAACCGTGTGAAGTACCAACGCCGGCCGGTCACTATAATTGCTTTCAACGCCGCTTTACGTCGCGCCGCTAGATCATTACCAGACGTTAACGTAAGCAGTAGTAGCGCGAGAAACATACCGGACTAAGCGCCTGTCCAGTAGCGTGTGGCCGATGTGACAGGCGTGGGAGTGAAGACGATTTACAAATATTTGCCAGTACAATACGGCGATAAAAAATCCCCTTGAGCAGGCACACTCAAGGGGAAAATACTACATAACATCATTGCTGTGTGCGTCTTTGCGCTCATCTATCTTCCAAGAAGATGCCTAAAGCTTCCAGATATTTCTGGTCTGAGCAGTTAAAACATTGGGTCGGTAGCCGATGTAATAGGAGGGGGTGAAGACGATTTATAAATATTTTCCAGCCGGTTAAGTTTGCTCACCTGCGAACCGTATGCAAGAGATCGCAGGTGAGCAATTTGCTAGGAAGGCATTGCCATAGCTGAAAAATTTTAACCTCGCATTGTTCGCAAAACCATCAAACAGCTAAGGCCTGAAAACACTTTCAGACTAACCTTACTCGTTACATCAATGTGTTACGGCAATGACAAAAATTGATAGCCAGAACCTATATTGATCTGTCGCCCTGCTAAAACTACTGTATATAAAAACAGTATTAATCTGAGCGAGTCAATTATGCAGTTTTACACGCCCGTTGAGTTACGTGAGATCATGCTGATCCCGTTGTACAGTGACCTTGTGCAATGTGGTTTTCCAAGCCCTGCACAGGATTACGTTGAGCAACGCATCGATTTGAACGAGTTGCTCGTTAACCACCCCAGTGCGACGTATTTTGTCAAAGCCGCCGGCGACAGCATGAAGGATGCCGGTATAGGAGAAGGTGATCTTCTTGTTGTGGATAGCTCAAGGACAGCAGTTCATGGCGATATCGTTATTGCTGCTGTGGATGGGGAATTTACCGTTAAGAAGCTGCAGCTGCATCCGCGGGTTCAGCTTAACCCAATGAACCCTGCATATTCGCCAATAGTCGTCGGTAGTGAGGACACTCTCGACGTGTTCGGGGTGGTTACGTACATCATTAAATCAGCTGGCTAAGATGTTTGCGCTTTGTGATGTGAACTCATTTTACGCATCCTGCGAAACTGTTTTCCGTCCTGACCTGAAGGGGCGGCCGGTGGTCGTTCTGTCAAATAACGACGGCTGTGTGATCGCCCGTTCGCAAGAAGCGAAGCCCTTCGTCAAAATGGGTGAGCCTTATTTCAAGCAAAATGACATGTTTCGCCGGCACGGTATTATCGCGTTTAGCAGCAACTATGAGCTTTATGCCGATATGTCCAACAGAGTGATGACAACGCTGGAGGAAATCTCTCCACGATGCGAGATTTACAGTATTGATGAGGCATTTTGCGATCTTACTGGTGTTCGTAACTGTCGCAATCTTACCGACTTTGGCAGGGAAATTCGCGAGACGGTTCTGCGCAGGACGCACCTCACGGTCGGCGTCGGCATAGCCCAGACTAAAACCCTGGCGAAGCTGGCCAATCACGCCGCGAAACAGTGGCAGCGGCAGACCGGAGGAGTGGTGGACCTGTCTAATCTGGAAAGGCAGAGGAAGTTGATGGCTTTGCTTCCGGTGGATGAGGTCTGGGGAGTCGGGCGCCGCATCAGTAAAAAACTGGAGGCAATGGGCATTAAAACAGTGCTTCAACTGGCTGATACCGATATCCGTTTTATCCGGAAGCATTTTAATGTGGTTCTGGAGCGAACCGTGCGGGAGCTGCGTGGCGAACCATGCCTCGGGCTGGAGGAGTTCGCGCCGGTAAAGCAGGAGATTGTCTGTAGTCGCAGCTTCGGGCAGCGGATTTCCACCTACGAAGAGATACGCCAGGCGATATGCTTATACGCATCCCGTGCCGCGGAGAAACTCCGTGGTGAACATCAGTACTGCCGCTTTATCTCTGCGTTCGTTAAAACCAGCCCTTTTGCGCTGAATGAGCCGTACTACGGCAATAGTGCATCAGTGAAACTATTGACCCCGACCCAGGACAGTCGGGACATCATCACCGCGGCGACGAAATGCCTCGATGTAATCTGGCGAGACGGACATCGCTACCAAAAAGCAGGGGTGATGCTTGGGGATTTCTACAGCCAGGGCGTCGCGCAGCTCAACCTCTTCGACGACAACGCACCACGGAAAAATAGCGAGAAACTGATGGAAGTTCTCGACCATCTCAACGCAAAGGATGGCAGGGGGACACTGTATTTTGCAGGGCAGGGGATCCAGACTGCCTGGCAGATGAAGCGGGAAATGCTTTCGCCTCGCTATACTACGAGGTTCTGTGACCTGCTCAAAGTTAGATGATTAGGCCATTAACGGTAGTGGTTATGCTGCTACAACAGTCCGCTTAGAGCGAAGAGCGGATATTCAGACCGACTGATAGCTGATTTTGAGTTGCCAAAAAGAGCGCTCCTATTCAGTACAAAAAGATGGTAATGTTTCATAAAATCTCTTAGACCTTGCAGGAATGGTTTTGAAATGAATGGATCTTGTTTGTGTGGAACAATTGAATTTGAACTTACTCATAAACCAGCAGTGTTTTATCGTTGTCATTGCTCGCTTTGCAGAAAGCAGAGCGGTGTGGGTTACAATCTCGCCACACTAGTCAAAGACAGTGAGTTTCGCTGGATTAAAGGGGAAAACTGCATTGCTTCATGGTCTAAGCCAACGGGGTACCGTACAGATTTTTGCAATGTATGTGGCTCAACTGTGCCTAACAGTCTGCGAGACGTACCTTATGTCTGGGTTCCTGTTGGTTTAATTGACGAACGTCTTGAAATGGAATGTGCAGGAGACTTCTGCACTGATGATGCAATGCCCTGGGATGAAACCCGCTCACCTAGTTGTCACGCTGGACCTGTCGAGTCGCTAGCCTCGCTTTTAAAGTACCTGAAACTCAATTCCTGAGCGTCAGCATTTGGCACAGAGCGGACAAGCTCACTGGACTGAAGGTCTGCGGTGAACGAGGAGCGGAGGCTAGCAGTTGAGCTCGTAGCCAAATAGTCGCATTACTAACATTGCGACGTGTTAATCAACGCGGAGCAGATCACGCTGGAGTGATATTCCTGTCGCAAGGCTCTAGATAATCCGTATATAATCATTATTCGAATCTTCGATGGAATGAATATGATGACAGAACCTTTAAGTTGGGAGCGCTGGCGCAAGGTTTACTTGAACAAGAAAAACAAAAAAAGAGCCTCGCTTGAACGGTGGGGACTACGAAACCTACATTCTGTAGAAGCTCTTGATCACATTGTTTCTGAAGTTAAAACAACATACTTAAACAACAATCCATACATTAAAGTCAGCGCAAACTCAGTTTGGGTTGATGGCACACCTCAGGCAAAGTTTACCGTAAGCAAGTACGAAAATGTGAAAAACTCCTCTACGAGTTACGGCAACACGAATCAGGTAAGTCTTAAAGCCAGGAAAGATGAAGTCCTTAACTGCGAACTAGCAGACCTTTTGTTTATCTTCAATGAATTTAACAGCCAAAATGGTTTTAAAAAAGTCCGTGCCGTTTTATTACAGGGCAAGTGCTCAGAAAAAAACAATTTATTGCCCGATGGACCTTCAACAGAAAAAGAAAGGAAGTTACTTGAATCGGTTAACCGGGAAGAATTGCTGACCTTATATCCTGGTACTAAAGCATCTGGTAATAAAATAGGGACGTACAAACTTGGTGGATATCAACCGGGACTCGCTGATTGCGCCAAGTATCTGATGATGCCGAAACATGAAGCGTGGAACTATAAATATCCTGAAGATACAGGACCTTACGTGATAGGTTGGCCAGAAAATTCGTCAAGTAAAAGTCTCGGTGTAACAAAAAATTACTTAGATGCAGTCATCGATGAAATGCTCAAATTTCAAACCATGGGAAGAGAGGTTAAATTCAAAAATGGCGATATAGACAGGACATGCGAATGGTCAAAAATGATAGATGACTTGCTGACAAGTTATCATGGCGTAACTATGAAGGGCTATGATCGTCAAAGGCGTTTCTATAAGTCATCTGGATATATTCCTAGCCATATTCAAAACCTTGGTTTTATGATCGATGATGTCAGTCTTTTGAGCCTCTTACAAATAGATTATGATGATTTTGTCTGGTATTATCGCACTCGTTATGATTATTTTCTAAAAAAATATGGCATTCAGATTGCAAAGTTAATACAACATAAGTTTGAGCAATATTTAAATTTACTTATTTCAGAGCAGGGACCTGTAATTCCGACGATAATTATAAATATTGATTATAATGAAGGTGAATTTTTTCGAGCTTAAATTATCATCATGCGGAAAATAAAAAACCTGTTTATACAGGGTTTCTCTTTTCTGCTCTAGTATCCATTAGAACCCCTCATTTATCACAGGGAAATTTCCGATTTATTATTTCTTATTTCATAAGATTTGTAAAAAGGACATGGTTATGGCTTATATCATGTGCTCCCAGCTAACTAATATAGCATGATGTTAGCAAGTTCCGCTTATGGCACATTCCGGACGTCATTAAAGCTACAGGCTTTTGATAGCCTCAATCAATTCAGGTCCCTGATTCTTCACGTTACCCACCGCGCGTGAAACTGGGCGCCATGTGAAATGGTCTGCTGACAGAGCGCCATCTGCAATTATGGATTTGCCCCTATATTTCCAGACACCTTTTATCACTTAACCCATTACTGGCCCGCTGCCGCAGATATTCCCGTGGCGAGCGATAACCCAGCGCACTATGCGGATGCCATTCGTTATAATGCTCGAACGCCTCTGCAAGGTTCTTTGCTGCCGTTAACCCGTCTGGTTTGGGCATGATACTTATGTAGTCACGCTTTATCGTTTTCACGAAGCTCTCTGCTATTCCGTTACTCTCCGGACTCCACACTGCCGTGTTCTTCGGTTCAAGTCCCAACATCCTGGCGAACTGACGTGTTTCATTCGCCCGGTAGCATGAACCATTATCCGTCAGCCACTCCACTGGAGACGCCGGAAGCTCGCTGCCAAAGCGGCGTTCCACTGCTCCCGGCATGACGTCCTGTACTGTTTCACTGTCGAAGTCACCCGTTGTGACCGCCCAGTGCAGTGCCTCACGGTCACAGCAGTCCAGCGCGAACGTGACCCGCAGTTTTTCTCCGTTATCACAGCGGAACTCAAACCCGTCAGAGCACCATCGCTGATTACTTTCTTTCACAGCCACTCTGCCGGTATGTGCCCGTTTCGATGGCGGTACAGCGGGTTTTCGCTCAAGCAGCAGCGCATTCTGGCGCATGATCCGGTAAACACGTTTGGCATTGATCGCAGGCATACCATCAGGTTCTGTTTGTCTGCGAAGCAGCGCCCATACCCGACGATAACCATATGTGGGCAGCTCTCCGATAACATGGTGTATACGGCGAAGCACATCCGTATCATCCGTGTGACGGCTGCGGCGGCCGTCCTTCCAGTCATCGGTTCGTCTGAGAATGACGTGCAACTGCGCACGCGACACCCGGAGACAACGGCTGACGAAGCTTACTCCCCATCCCCGGGCAATAAGGGCGCGTGCGCTATCCAC